AGTTGGCGGCGGAGTCGGTGGAGAATAGCAAAGGAATTCCAGGAGCACGATAATGAGCACACCTATCAGCAACGCATTGGAAGCTGGATTTGCCAGCACTCTACAGGGTCTTCTGGGAGGGTACACCACGGATCAGTTCCCCGTCCTACAAGGCGGTCAGATGACTGAAAGGGTAGCCCCGTACTCAGTTTGCTCCTGTGACTCTGTTGAGGAGGCCGCGCCATTGAGCGGGTTCTATACATTCGAAATGCGGGTACAGAGCGTGAGCAATATTGATGACTCGGACAGCTCAGCTCACCAAGCCCGCACAGAGGCTCTCAGGCAGGCTATAGATGGCGTTGCTAGGTACAGCAAGGACGATGATTCAGGAACTCAATTACTTGGATTCTATTTAGTAAAAGGCGAGACCTTTGTAGATGAACAAAATCTAATTGATGTCTACACGCTAACTGGATGCGTTAAGTTTATCTAACACACAATCAAGTTGACACTAACAGAGAAATTAATGCCGAAACGGCAAAACCACTCATCCTTTAAGAACTATGGCTTTTTCCCAGTACTCAGGCGGCACTACAATTATCTTTGGCTTCGATGATAGCGCTGCCTCCACGCTAGCTGCCGCAATCGGGCTTCTGCCTCAGAACTTGAAGATCACGGGTACACCCGAGTTCTCGGCCTCTGCGAAGAACGAGGACGGAGAAATCATCAATTACGTCCAGGGGCCCGACCAGTTCGCATTTTCCATGGAGGGCTTTTTGGAGAATCAGACGCTTTTCGGAGCCGCCAAGAACTTCACTTTCTCAATCTATGGTGTGAATCGACTTTTCATCATCAATAGTAAAGAGGTGACAAAAGTGAATGTCGACTATCAAAAATGCACTATCTCAGGCATGAGTTACCTTAATGTGACCCAGGAAGACATCTAAACAATTCTTGCTTATGTGGGAAGATTTCCACGAAGCAATGGCATCCAGGCCGCACCGTTTGCTCGGTCGCGGCCTGTTTCCTTTTTGCTCGTACCATCACTTCTGGTTAAAGATTCTCAATTCTCCTCTGCTTGTTGGAGGTGAGGTTTCTCTCGTGGACATAGAAGTGGCCGTTCGCATATGCTCGTGCAAATTCGGTCAAGCCGAACGGGTAATAAAGCCAAGGTGGACGGATAAGTGGAAAATTCTGTACTACCAGTTCCGCTACAACATCCCCGACCTATGTAATCAGTTTGCAGAATACATCCAAGACTACAACTCACCACCCGAGCGAGCACCAACTGGAGGAGAGGTACACTCAACCTCAACTGCCGAACCATTTCCTTATCAGGCATGGCTAGTGACGGGATTAATGTGTGTAATGGGGTTGACCGAGGAGCAGGCGTGGATGATGCCAATTGGCAAGGCCGAATGGTATCTATCTATTTCAAACGCATTTAGAGACAAAGAAACAGGTATTCTTGGTGGTCACGACAGAGAATTCATCGAAGGAATGAAGGCCAGGAAATTACAGCAAGAACAAAATGGCAATACAAGCATCTAACGCGGCCGGTGTCGGCGTCAAGGCAGTCACCAAGGATCTGGCGGCACTGGAAAACGGTGCCTGGGGTGCTGTTGGCGCACTCGTAGCCGGTGAATCAAAAGCCCGTATCGCATGGGCAGGCTTCTCCCAATTCTTCCTCATAAAGATCCTTGGTCCAGTCGGACTCTTCTCTTCCGTTGCCCTGGGGGCTACCATCGCTCTAAACAAGATGGGCAAGGCATTCGCTGAGATGGGTATGGAGTCAGCAAAGTCAATGGAGTCCCTTACTCTACGCTTCAAGCCACTCCTTGCCGGTCTCGAATCAGCCAAGAAGCGCATGGAGGAACTCGCATCCTTCTCCTCTCAGACCCCCTTCCAACTCACCGGAGTAGTAGAGGCCAACCAAACACTCCAAAGCCTCACCAAGGGCGCTCTATCGACCGTTGCGGGCATGAAGCTGGTCGGCGATGCTGCCGCTGTTGCTGGCGTTCCTATGGAGGATATGGCGGTAAAGGTTGGTCGTCTCTATGACGGACTTCAATCCGGTCGTCCTGTGGGCGAGGTGGCACTACACCTACAAGAGCTTGGCGTAATCTCTGGAACCACGCGTAACCAACTCGAATCCATGCAGGAGTCTGGTCGCGCCGGATCTGACGTGTGGAAAGTGGCCGCCGCTGACATCGGAAAAGCCTCTGGAGCGATGGCCGCACAGATGACCACACTTCGCGGACTCACCACAAACCTTGACGATAATAAAGAAGCATTCCAACGCGCCTTCGCCAACAACTATCTTGAGGGCGAGAAGGCAATGGTTGAGTCTGTTGCCGGTGCATATAAAAACCTGACACCGGCAATTAGCCTTGTTGGACAAACGGTTTCGTACATATCAAACGCCTGGGATAAATTCAGGGCAGGTATTATCGACGTTATAAGCAAGAGCACCGTTGTTCAGGGTACAATCATTGCCATCGGTGCAGCTTTCTCAACACTAAGCGCCGCAGTCCTCGCTGCAACCACTATTTATGGCGGGTCATGGCTTCTGGGTCTCACAAAGAGTGCCGGTCTTGCAAAAGAGGCGGCGCAAGGATATGATCTTCTTGGCGCATCAATGAAGTTAATGGCATCTTCGGCCAAAGAGGCCGCAATTGGAGATGCTGGACTTGCTGTTATCCAAAGAGAACAGGCTACTATTGCCGCACAAGAAGGCGTTGAAATAATCAAGAAAACCGGGGCAATGGGTGCTCTTGGTGGTGCAACGAAAACTCTTCTTGGTGTTATTAAGTCGCTCACGATAGGAATGGTTGAATTCCTTGCATCGGCAGTATTCGACCCTCTTGTTCTTGCTGCCGCAGCAGTAATTGGACTCGTTGTTTCATACCGATACATGGCAAATGCCCAGAAGGAAGCAAAACAGGAGCTTGTAAATCTCAGTAATGCCATTGTTGAGCACACGGCACTGCTCGATAAACAGCGTCTAGCTATTCGTACAATCGCCGACCTTAATGCCCAGTACGCAGCAGAACTCACAAACGTAGCTGATGCATATGAGAAGCTTGGCCAAGCCAAGGCGAAGTCAGACCTTAACCCTAACGATCAGAACCTAAAAACCAAGGTTTCCATCGCTCAAGAGGGTGTTCGTCAGGCCGATTCAGCCTTCAATAAAACCAAAGGAATAAAGTACGGTGACTTGGCTTTCGCTCCAGGCGAACAAACCGAAGCAGAACGCCTCGCCAAGAATCGTGAACTAGCTGAGTCACAGTTCAGCCACGACCTAAACAAAATGTCCCCAGAAGGACAGGTTTCAGCACTCCGTGAAAAGAAGGCTGAATACGACCGTCTGGCTGCTGAAAACAGCAACAAGAACAAGGAGTTCGAGGACACGCAAGCCAATGCAGCAACTGCGGGGGCTAATCGTGGTGAGATTCAGGCCAAGATCGACGCAGCAATCCACCGTCGTGACCAACTGTCTGGAACCACTATTAAGACGAAGGTTTCATCGGGCGGTGATTACGCTTCAGAAGAAGATACGTCATACGGCGATGCCGTAGCATCTCGCGCCAAGGGTATTAAGGAAGCCCAGGACGAAGCGGACAAGCTGTACGCCTCTCTACACGCTCTACCCGATGCCGCTGTGGCCGTAGACAAAGCTCTTGCTTCAGGCGATGCTCTGGTTGTGCTGAAAACCAAACTCGGATGGGTTGAAGCCCTTGCGACCGCTAATGAACGTCTTCAGGTGTCCACCCAATCCCTTGTGGATGCTGACAAGGAATATGCCAAAGCCTCTCAAGATGGCGATGAAAAAGCCAAGAAGGCCGCTGCCGACAAGCAAAACCTGGCCAAGAAAGCAGTTGAAAACTACACAAAGGATGTCCAAACAGCCACAAACGTAGTTGGATCTCATCTTGGCATGGACCCAAATAAAGCCACACTGGGACGCCAGCGCGACATCATCCAGGGTCAGATCACTGAAGTCCAATCGCAACGCAATGAAGCGTCCTCAAAAGGTCAGGATATGGGTCGTGTTCTTTCTGATAAGGAGAAGGAACTTTCTCTTGCCGAGAAAACAGAAGAATACGAAACCTCAAAGAAGCAAGCAGAACTCGACAACCTGGGACCACTAAACCTGGAGTACGCGCTGAAGATCAAGATTCTACAGATCGAAGAATCACGCCTAAAGCAACTTCGTGCTGATAATCAAATCAGCCAGAGTCAGCTTGACCATGGAATTGCTAATCTCGCGATTGAAAAGCAGTCCCTGGACGTTGTGACTCGTCGTACAGCAATGGCAGCAAAGATTGGACAGGACGTTGAGGGCCTTTCAATTATGGCGTCAGGTCAAGATGCTTCAGGTGATACTCATGGAGCACTTGAATCCCGTAATCGTCAGCGCGTAGAAGAACGTAAAGCCAAGCAAATGGAAATTGAAGACTTTGCTAAGTCTCATTTTGCCAATAAGGGCGATCAGGATGATTACATTAAGACTCAGGGAATCCATGAGGATGAGAAAAAGAAGCAGGCTGACGAAGAAGATAAGAATCGAGTTGAATATCGAGACAACCAATCCGACAGATCATTGTCTCGCAAGGGCACCGAGACCGACGTTGCGCAACAACTAATCGGCGAACTAGAAGCCAAGAAGAAACTCATCGACCTTGATGCAGAAGAACTCGAAAACAAGCGCAAAATAGGTGCCATCACCGAAAAGGAACTCGCTAACGGAATGGCCGAACTCGCTCTTGAGAACAAGCGCATCGAAGCTGAGCAAAAGCGTGCCACCATCAAATCCAAACTCGCCCAAGACTCAGCCCAGTCCTCAATCGACGAAGAGAACGACCAATACCACAACCGCCCAATCTCAGCTCAGCACGACAAATACCGTCGTCAAGCTTCCGACCGCGCAATCCGCGAGCAGGAGCTAAAGGACGAGGCCATGGGTCTTGACCAAAGCGAGCGCTACAACCACATCAAAAAGGGTCTCAGCCAGTTTGATGCAGGAACAAAGCGCGAGAACCGTGGAGAGGGCCTGGACGGTGCCCGTGCGGCGCTAAATAAGGTTGCTGAAGGTTGGCTTGACTTCCTGAATGCATTCAAGGAACTTATGGACAAGGTTCGTGAGTACCGCTCACAGCTCCAGGTCAAGGAACTCCGAGCCACCGGAAACGATGACGACGCCAAGAAAGCTGACCGAATCGAATCTCAAAAGGCGTTTGACTCCCGCGTTAAGGACATCATGAAGGACACCGGAACCTCAAAAGAGGACGCCACCGCCTACGTGAACCGTGAAATGAAGGCGGATCACGATGCGCCAATCAACAAGAACCTCAAGGAACTCAAGGATGAGCTTGCTAAAAAGCAGGAAGAACTGAAGTACGATCAGGCGCATCAGAAGCGCGAATACCACCAGGGAATGCAGATCGTCACCAAGGAGGGCTCCATCGGCGGCTCCATGGCCCTCCGTTCCGCCTCATACTACAAGACTGACGCTGAAAAGACCCATCAGGATCTCCTGGACATCAAGAAGATCCTCACAACCATCCAGCAGACCGCTGGTGATTCATACGTTGTCCACTCCGTATCGCGACCAGTAATTGACACGATCAATGTCGCTACACAGGGCGGAATGGCCACAATCAAGGTTTAATACATCATGCCACTAACACCATCACTTGGGTCTCCTACAGTTTCGTTAATCACGGTCGGTTCTGCTGTGCTCGGTGGGTCTGTTACCACGGGTAACGGTTCCCCAACCATTGCAATAGGAATTGTTTACGCCCCGGCCTCTGCTGGAACTGGTGTTCTTACATTGAATCATGCTGGTGCAACCACAATCCAGACATCTTCATTCGCTCAGTACGGTTCTACTGGGGCATTCTCGTTCCACTTCCCTGTTTCCGGTCTGAGCGCTGGTGTTCTTTACAACTTTGTTGCGGTTGCTGGTAATGTTGTTGGTGGTAATGCTTATTCTTCGGTTGGGCACTTTTCTACCCTTTCACAGAACTGCAATCTGTCTGGACTTTCTATTTTTCCAGGTACGCTTACGCCTGGATTTGATCCATCCACAACCTCATACAGCGTTTTACTTCCTGTAGCCACCACAAGCGCACAGCTTACGGCCACTAGACAACAAAACAACGCCACGATCAAGATCAATGGTCAGACGGCATCGTCTGGTGGTCTAAATACATTGACGCTTGTTCCTGGGGCCAATGTGGTTCCGGTTCTAGTTACGGCTCAGGATGGCGTTACGACACAGACGTACACGGTTACGGTTAATTGTGGTTTAGCCCCGGTTGTATCGTCACCAACATCTTCCGATGTAACATCCACTACTGTAACATTAGGCGGAAATGTGACGAGTGATGGTGGGTCTACGATTACAGATCGAGGTATTGTTGTTGGGTATAGCGCCATTAATTCAGATACCGCAACAGGAACTCCGTCTAAATTCAATCAAACGCCAATTATTGGCGGACCAAATATTAATCAATATTCAACATCAGGTACAACGGGTGCATTCACCCTGTCTGCCGCTGACTATTTGGGAGGACCAATATCAATTATTGGTGGTGTAGTGTACTCTTTTGCCGCATATGCAACAAATGCAGCGGGAACCACATATAGCGATTACGCTAAGTTCACAACCGTTGGCGCTGACGGGTTTATCAGTTCATTCAAGATCAGCAAGGGTGATATTTCGCCACTATTTAATCCAGGCGTATTCTCATACACATCAACTGTACCAAACTCTGTTTCAGAGATCTCTATTTGCCCCACCCCTCTTCATAGGGACACGGTTTGCAGTATAAACGGAAATCCGGCAGTAGGTGGAACCGGTTACGTATTCCCGCTTGTTGTTGGAAGTAATGTGTTTACCGTCATTGGTGTAAGCGGAAACGGATCAAACACCCGTACCTACACCCTAACCGTAACCCGATCAATATTCCAAATCCAAGTAAACTCCCCACTAGCCTACGTAATCGGTGGTAAATTCGGGAACCAACTAGTCTATGGAAATACCGGACTAAACGTACAAGAAGCTGGCGACATCACAACGGATCGTTTCGGCGTGTCCGCAGGTACGTGTGTGTTCGTTTCTCCAAAGAACAATGTACTTGAACTATCCGAGCAATTCCTTCATCTAGGAGTCGCAACGCATCCGTATGCGAACTGGCTTGTACTAACCAACAAGCGCGTAGTCATGTCTCCCGGTGTCTCAACCGTTGTCTGCACCTTCGAAGGGATCAAAAACCCCTCCGAGTTCATCTACAGCTTTGAAGCAGGTGCCACGCAGGAACCAATCCAAACCCATCCAAATTTCATCATCCTGGGCCAGCAATACGGCGTATGGACCGTGACTGATCCGAATACTCAGGTTTCTAATATTGTGGGAGGTGTTGAGGGTGGCATATTGCCGTCGTATGCTCAATTGTATCAGGGTCAGTTCGGTGGATTCCGCACAACCTCGAAACTTGCTGGTCTGGAGAACTACCTTGACTTCGGTGGCGCTACTTGGTCAGCAACTCAGGCCACTCCAGAGCCTCCGACTAACGCCCTGGCTACGATTGGCCACATATCAGTCCCTCTTGGCACCCCACCCATCTTCGATGATGGTCGAAGCGTGTTCTTCATTGGTCGCGGACCAAAAGGAGCCATCCTCGAAGAAATCGACTCGATCCAGCGTAACTGGCTGTATATGGGCATGAACTTCACGCAACGAGGTTCGGCATACATGGTTACGCACAACTGGCTTTTGTCTGGTCCTGGTGGGTGGAATCCACTTATCTACTCCAACGTTCCATTCGATCTTGGCGACGTTCAATCACCCGACTTCACCCTCTAATGATCCAGCGCCAGAAACTTCTCGTCCGCAAGATCGGGAATAAAACACTGATTACGCTTCCACCAACAAGACCCGTTTCGATGGCATACCGAATGATCGGAATGTCCACGGCTCTCGTTTACCAATCTGGCATGATTGGACCTATTATCATGGGCGTATCAGTGGCTTCCGTTGGGGTACATATGCTATGACCAGAAAGCCAATCATCTTTGCAGGTTTGCCAAAGACTGTTTCAGAGCAGAATCAGTTGGATCAGTACAACCATGGTGTGAAATGGTCCGAATCAAAGCCAGCATCAATCGCAGGAAACTGGATGGGGCCGCGTCAGATCCCACCGGCATATGGACAGCAAAGACCCGCTCCAACGAAGAATATACTTCGTGTGAGCGGGTCGCTGAATTTGCTATCAATCAATGGCAGGGTGCTTTTGTCTCCCCAGTAGTTCGACAACCGAGTCGATTACTTGCTCTGGTGTGATTGATGCGATCACGGTGCAGAACTTTGCGTGGGTGCAGGGGCGGTTGGGCGGGAATACGATGTTTTGCGAACTATGAAAGAAACACGGGCTACAACCACCCTTTGGCTCAAGTACCGTACAGAAGTCGGGATTTGTCACCCTAAGAGCAGACGGGAATGAACCGAAGATCGCTACAGTTGGTATACTCAGCGCCTGGGCTACGTGGAACAAGGATGAATCCGGCGTAAGCGCCACGTCACAGGTTTGTAGAACCGCCACGGATTCACGCATACCCAACCCATCGTTGGCCAAGTTGGTGCATCCAGGAAGGTCCACCTTCATTTGTCCAGGCTTACCGAACATGAAAACCTCGTGACCCATACTGGCGAGTGTGGCGCAGACGGTGGATAGTAGAGATGGGTGATAGGATCGTACAGGGCTGCTTGCAGCGACTTGGACGCCAATCCTGAGTGATTGGGTTCGCGGATAGCGGCGAAGCGCCTCAATGGCCTCTAATGGGCTTACATGCCATTCCAGGCGGCGTGAGTCGAGCGTTATTCCGATCTTCTGCGCGAATAGGTCTACAGCGTGGATGTGTTCGGCTTCGGGGTTGTGCTCGATTAGGTTTTCATAGAAATACACAGCATCTCCTGGCTCAACAATGGATTGAGGAATTGGGGATGACATGACTTCACAATTTACTCCATCGAAAGCAATCTTGTACTCATCGCCACAGACAACCACAACCCGGCACCTTGGCCACTTTGTTTTAAGTGCACGAATGGTTGGACCCATGAAAAGACAATCTCCGTGGCCACCATATCTCCACAAGTACACTGTATGACCGTTCATGGAACGACGTGGTTGGATGGGAATATCGAACGCCTCGTTTACGTGGGTCATGGACAAAAGGGATCGGCTCTTTCCGTCTGGACACGGAATTAACTGTGTGTCCTGAAGCATCATTCCTGATGTCTGACTGGTCAGCCAGTACCGCTCCCCTGGCATCATGGTTGCGCCGCCAAAGACTGGAACCGGGTAATCGACTGAGACTAAATTCATGGTGTGTAAAACGTGTGGCTTTCTGGAAACAATTTATCGCACAACATCGCGCTGATCTTCCGCATATCCGCGTAATGCGAGTCGGGAGGTGGAGTCCTGGATGTGCCATCGTCCGTTACCTTTGCTCGACCCCCTGTACCATCGAATCCCACAAGCGTCAAGCTCGAACATCCTAAATAATAAGCAAAGTGAATCGCCGGATGTGACGAACTAGTGGCGATGTATAGTTGTTTGGACTTCGCCAGCTCATCACGAGTCTGGCGTAAGCGACCAGCACGACCCTCAACGGTGTTACCGAAGTGGGCAAACGGCAATGAGTCATCCGGCAGGAATGAGCTTTCTTTACCCCAGGCGTTCAAGTATGGAATACCGCGAATCCACTGTGTTGGATGATGGCTCCACTGATTTGCGTCCTGATCGCATGAAATGCTATAATGTGTTTTTGTTACCGAGCACACGTTATTAATCCCAATCACAATATGCCCGCTCGTATCGGGCTTATTCTCCAGCCACTTATCCAACGATGGACCACGGCCAAGGAGGATGCACGGGAATCCCGCGTAACGGTTGTTTAGATTCTCGAATGTCATAACTAAGGAAGTTGGATCAGGCTCAATCCCCTAGGCGAAGGAATATGTATAACCCGATAACCCAACGAATCCAGGTCACGCTGGAGCTGATAAACATCCCTCATAGGGTGATTCGGAGCCGTGTCATGCGTCACAATCATTGACCCCTTGCGCATCTTCGGAATCAACATCTTAATCTCAGTCAACCTCAGTCCAATCACCGAATCAATAAGCGCGAAATCAACTGGTAGTTGAAGATTTCCGATAAATTCAAGCGAGTCGCTAACATTCACGTCCACCCAATCAGTCAGTCCAACTTCGTTGATGTTGTGGACGGCATCCGCTGCTTGGTCTGTGTGCAGCTCAATGGTAGTTACTGATCCAAATCCATTCTCCCGGCAGGCGTGACCCATGACGGCGGCAGTGTAGCCATTCTCTGTTCCGGTCTCCAGGATGTGCGCTGGCTTGTAGTTGAGGACTAGGGCGTGGAGCAGGACGGCTTCCTCGACCGACATCGCCCCCTTGCCCCAACCTCCTTGATGGAAGAAGGGAGACATGGTTAACTGTGGATGGCAGTCCGGTGAGGTGATTTCTCTGGCTAGGATGTTGTGCATGTGTTTATTTCTTGCTGAATACTTTTGTCCAATGGAGAATGAGGCTGGTTGGCGTGGGGTTATCCCCATCCGTAATCCGACAGCAACATGTTTTTCCTGGTCTTGTGCATTCGATCCACCAGCATCCATCCCATGCCAAACACGGCTTCTGCCCAATCCTGCATACTGCATGTTGGTTGAAGTGGTTTACTGAGGTTTGGGTGGCGTCTAGCGATTGCACGGCTGCATTTAAACATAACGGACGGTGTTGTCAAGGGGAATTTGCACGGACGTTTGTTGTGCGGTTTTTGCTCATTTGCATGGACGGTGCTGGCCCTGGGGCGATTTTGCGAATGTCGAATTATATTCAATAAGACAAACAAACATAAAGTATTATAATGTATCACAAACACCCCTTGCCAGAATGTTAGAATTTCCATAAATTAATTTAAAAATGAATGAAAATATCGCATGACGAACGGGAAACCCTCTCTACCTTGTATTCACCGGAAGGCTTCATCGCCTCCCCTATATGCGGATCACCCCTAACACGGTGGACACCCCCATGTCATCAAGCCAAAGCGCGAAAGCGAGGTGCGGCTAACCCTATAATTTCCAGCGATGTTTTCAGGCACGGCTTGCGCATCTGATTTCTGCCATCCCCTAATAGCTTCATGGTGAATCTATCGGATGGCAGAATTCAGAACACATACCCATATGAAAACGAACATCGAAAACGCCAACGCCCTTCGCGAATACGCTCACAAAGCTGCAAGCACTGCGGGCCGAATCGCCAAGGCTGATCGCCAGCACAATGACCTTCAAACGGCCATCACTGGCAAGGCAACGATTGACAAGTACAACGCGCACAAATCCCGTACTCCCCTCGAAATGGAACACCTGGGTTTTATGAAGGCCGTTGCGCTTATCAACAAGCTCGCCAAGGTGAATCTTGCCGATTGCCTTGCCCCTGCCCCTGAAAACATCGCCGCCGAAACCGAGGCCCCTGAGGTTGTCGCTCCGGCCCATGAGGTGGCCGAAACCGAGGCCCCTGAGGTTGTCGCTCCGGCCCATGAGGTGGCCGAAACCGAGGCCCCTGAGGTTGTCGCTCCGGCCCATGAGGTGGAAACCCCCCGCAAGCCTGCCAAGCCTGCCAAGGTGATAGCCTAGTTCACCAATCCCTCCCCCTTCCCTCACATCCGAGGGAAGGGGTGATAAAGAAAAGTTTCAGGTCTGTTAAGTTCTGTCCATGACTTCCGTGCATAGAATTTAGCCGATTGAATCCTAAGAAATGCCGATTCCTTCCGTTAACGTTATAAAATGGCCCTGCCACGTACGCCCTTAGACCGGGCGGCAGATGAATAATGCGATAAGCCATAACATATATCCTAAGAGTCCGTGAGTTCTACCACTACGACTATGCCCAGAGAAGTGCCCCGTGCATCACTGGTTCCAGCCTGAACTTTATGACGAATGATGGATAGTCCTGTCCCGGAGCTAGAGAGCTTCTGCACAATATCGAGGTACTTAGCTGCCCAAATAACAGGACACGAACGAGCGTGGATAATCCACACCCGCGAGCAATTACAAGCTCAACGGAACGCTCAATGCCCGTCAGGCATTAGGTACAAACCCGCGTAAGCGAGGCCCGTACTAAGCGGTGACAACGCTAGGGATGAAAAAACTGTTGCAACGAAGTTACGCCCATTGGGTTAGTAGTGCCGTGCGCCCCACGAAAGAGGGCACAATATGCCACAAGCATAATCGTCAATGGCCACCGTCGAAAGCGTACCATCAAGTATGGACTCGCAATCACAAACAAGCGCCATTCAGTAACACACGCTTTGAGCGTTTGCGTTCGAGTCACCAATTAATGACGGAATGTGAAAACGCCCACCAATGTATTACACATACATGTGCCATGCGGCAGTAAACCGCATGGCACCAGTATGTCTAAAACACAAGCATACAAGAAGCGTAAGGCGCTACGTGCGCTAAACGAAGTCCGTGATTCATCGTTCATTGCCTCCCTCTGCGCAACGGGCGGAAAGCGAACCGGGCGCTCAACCAAAACCGTCGAGAAGGCCGCGTGTCGCGATCTCCGCAAGTCTCAGTACAAGCCCTCAACCTGGATCAAAATCAACCCGTGAAAATCATCACATGGCGATCAGGAGAGTTGTGCCACGCTCAAGTCCAAGGTGGATCCGTCGTCAATGCGCAGCGGTAAAACCCTTGATGACGCTGTCCTAAAGGTTCTTATGGACCACAAATTCCGACTTGGATTCTCCGTCGAAATGACGAATTCCTCCGAAGGGTAATTTCACCATCAACCAAAACAAACGAAAAATGAACATCGAAGACCTTACTCTGCGTGAAATACGCGAAATTGCCGCAATCACATGCCCTCAAAACCGTAGTCCGCAACCACATCCATACAAGATTGGCGGGTTGTACTTCATCCGAACCGTCACCATGTCTCATGCTGGCCGTCTGGTTGAGGTGGGTGATCATGAATTGATCCTTGAAGACGCATCGTGGATTGCTGATACCGGGCGACTCACGCAAGCGCTCGCAACAGGTCAATTCTCTGAGGTGGAGAAATTCCCCGTTGGTCGCGTAATCGTGGGTCGCGGTGCCCTCGTGGACGCGTGTGAAATAACCGTGATTCCGGTCTCGCAGAAATGATTGCCTCTGTAGCAAGGGCGGGACTAGACTCGTCGCGGTCGGGGTCGGCGTCGTGGTCGCGGTCGCGGTCGGGGTCGGCGTCGTGGTCGGGGTCGCGGTCGGGGTCGGCGTCGTGGTCGCGGTCGCGGTCGGGGTCGGCGTCGTGGTCGCGGTCGCGGTCGGGGTCGGCGTCGTGGTCGCGGTCGCGGTCGGGGTCGCGGTCGGGGTCGTGGTCGTGGTCGCGGTCGGGTTCCTAAAGCAGAAAATTTAACCCACGACCATGGCGTCAAACCCGTGGTCGTGGGAACAGTTTTGAGAATAGAGTAGAGCGTCGTTGTGGATGGTACACAAGCGCATTTCCAGCGAGACCGCATATCTCATCTGTCATAGCGTGGGCCAGCAGGACTGGATAGCAAATAAGGCCCAAAAGAACGTAAAGTCGTTCACGCTCTACTCTGCCCTCAAAGCAGCAATCCAAACAACGCATAGAAATATCGCATGAAACCGAACCTGACACTCGACGAAGCTCCATCCGCCAAGAAAGCCAAGCGTGGCAACCTCACTGCAACCCGTGCTGCGCGTAAAGCACAGAAAAAGGCCAATTACCTCGCGCGGTACGCCGTGCGCAAGGCTCAGAATGCGCGTAAGCGTGCTGAGAAGACGGCCAAGAACGAGGCCAAAACCGAGAACGAACTCACCCACGCCCAGATGCGGCATTTCCGTCGTATCGAGAATCGTGACAACCGAAAGGTTGGATCGGACAATCCTCTTTCCGGCTGCATGATTCCGGGTGAATTGTCACCCGTGGAAATCGCCCACAAGGCTCGTCGCATCTTCCGTCGCATCCACAAGGCGAAGTATTTGAGCATCAACTCCGCACTCGAACAAGACCGCCTGGAGTATCACCAGCAGTGGGTGCGGCTCGTGGGCTCTGCTGCGTAAACCATCAACCAAAAATACTCGTTTCACCTACCATGAAAACACCGAAATTCCTTCTCAATATCGCCGTCTGGCTCCATGCCGCACTCGTTAGCACGAAGCGCCACCTTCGTTCCAATGCTCGCGTCTACCGTGATCGCCCAGATTCCAGCATCACGGATGAACGACTCATTAAGCTTTGTAATCGTCAGGATGCTCGTGAACAAGCCAAGCTCGACGCCGTGATCACTGGCTACTGCGCCAAGATCGACCGCGTTCGTGCTGGCAAGGGGAAGAATACCCTGACTGGCATTCCTCGCCAGTTCATTCCGTCAGATATGTTTGCTGCTTAACCATCTTCCCTGATCAGGAGCCCACGCCACCGTTTCGGCATTTGAAGTACCGTGGTGGCGTGGGGAATTTTCAACAACACAAAACCATGTACCAACTTTCTCAGCAACTCCGAGAAGCTGCGGATATTCTTGATGGTGGATTGAAGTGGGAGTGTTATGAGGAGCGCGTATCCTCATGGTATCCATCAGGACAAACCACACGATCTGTTTCCGAGTGCGTCTGGAAGAGAATCCCAATCCGTCGCTACACCGAACCAAAACAAGTCCAACTCGAACAAAAGGACTGGCTGGTTGGTGGTCCTTGGTATTTTAGATCAAAAACAGATCTAGCAACGATTTTCATGGCAACTAAATTCTATGAAAATGCGGTTGGGTCATTCGACCGATATGGCGATAGGGATCATTCATCAATGATGTCTGATTACGAACGCTCCAACGACGGGATCAACTGGCAACCATGCTCGAAACCGGAATGATCATCTACACCAAACACATCTGCGGAGTCTGGTTCGCGTCCTACCAGTCAGACATGGGTAATGCATCTGGCGCTCAGACTGAGGCTGATGCGATACTTCGGTTAATTGAACTTAACGGACTTGTTCGTCTATGAGAATCACAAAAGATATTACTCCTGTCCTGTTGCACCCACTCCTGACTGCACGCCTAGAGCGTGAGCGTCAGTCCTCGCCATTCTACAAACTCGGCCACACCTTCGTCGCCTTAGTGGCGTGGATTCTGTGCCTTGCAATCCTGAGTTTAGGTCTGGTTGCTTGCTTTGCGCCATGACCGCATTCTTAGTTATCCTCCTAATATGGGCCATCGCTCACTTTATCTTGGCAGGTCTCCCTAGCATCGACAACTAACATGAAACCCACCCAGCCATCGCTCCGTTCCGTAATCCTCTCCACGGACTACGCCGCAGCGGTGGCTGAGTGGCTGGCCAGCCCTATTTCCGTAGTCTCAGACGCTGCCAAGCACATCCAGGTGTGTTCTGACCGCATGAATAGGGTAAAACCCGTTAAAGCGCATTGTAGAGAGAAGTAGAGTGGGCGTGTGAGATTGGGATCTGTGGCCCCGACTAAAATCGGTACCTGAAAAGACCAATTACAAGCACGCCCACCCTACTGCCCTCAAAATCAGTTGTCCTCAACACATTACGTGACGCCGTTCCTGCGCTTGGATGTAAAAGTTAAAGACAAACACACACATATGGCTACCCACACACTCCAGACGATCTTCGTGAACATCAACGGCAACAACCAGCCGTTCCCTGTCACGCATGGTACCACCGGCAATTCCTTCCTGGGCAACTCCACCAACCGCGATCTGTTCCAGATCCCGGCCAATGTGGACGTTCTCGTGAACGGCGTCGGCGGCAGCGCTGGCGATCTCGGCCTCCGTGCCGGTGACGTGCTGACCTTCCAGACGAAGGCCAGTTCCAAGGCCGCCAAGGGCACCCTGCCCGCTGGCGTCAAGGTGAAGAAGGCCGCAACCGCGACCAAAAAGCCCGCCAAGGCGAGCAAGTAAGCCATACGAGCAGTCTAGACTGCCCAGTAGCGCTATGGGGCGAATCCAAGTAGGGTTCGCCCCTTTTTCTTTCCAAACCAGATACCAGAACCACCAAGTAAATGCAAAAATCATCAGTACTAGCAAACTGGCCCGTGAGCCAGCAATCCATCGAACAGTTCGATGTTGTTGATTTTGACGGAAGTGTTCGTGCACCAGCGGCGACATTCCGAAAGACAACCACGTATGAGTTCGTCGGTCTTGGTGGTATCCCTACCACTCAACAGTCTTTCATGTCTATGACACCAATGCTTTCAATCCCATTCAGTGAACTCGGAATCGCCGAATCCGGCAACGCTGAGTTCAAGATGTTCTTGTCCAAGCATGAAACGATGGGAAATATCTTCCTCATCAAGATGCACATGATTCGTCTGAACACGAAGTTCTCGGTAATCCAGGACAATGTAACCACCCCAGGAGTCGATGGTGCTGATGCAACGATTACACAAACATCACTCATCGTCCCGAACTACACATCAGGTGTAGGACTTGCTCCAGTCTGGACTATGCCAGAGGCATCCGATTACGACTTCTGGCTTCTGTCGAAGTGTCCGTACACAGATCGTGGACAGGCACATTTCTTCGCGGCCAAGAAGTCGAACAAGATGACTATCGGTAGACCTCCGCTTCCAAACTGCTTTGGCGACACCCGCTTCTGCATTGGAAATGAGGAATGGTGCCGACGTGGCGCATCTGATCCAATCGAGGTCGCCAAGGCTGCGGTAAAGGCAGCATTCATCAATCAGTGGCAGACGGACCTTCTTACCGAACAGGCCAAAGAGGTTTCGAAGCGAATCTTCCGGTTCGATATTGAGACACAGAAACAGGTACCAACTGTTCCAAACTTCGCAACTGACTGCGGAGCTGTCGCCCATCAGGCAATCAGCAATATCATGTCAATGGTTGTTGAATAATATGAAAGTACAACTTCACGGTGCCACTCGTGAGCAATTCGAGATTGGCCAAACATTCGCATTCACATCCTGGCAAAAGCGGTCAGATCCAGGTAAAACGCTGCGTCAGATGGAAAACATCAAAAAGCGTAGTTCATCTGCCGAATTCTCATTGTCGGAGGCATTCCCAACAGGAGTTCCTGTTCCGGATATTACCAACATCCAGAAACCCCAACGCCTAGAATCAGAGCCACTATTCCCATGACCCCAAAACACATCCACGTAATCGGTTGCGGAGGCGTTGCCTCGCACCTACTCACTGCGCTCATTCAGACCGCAGAATTCGCCATGGACTGTCCCACCATCCACTTCTGGGATGGTGACAAGTACGAGGACAAGAATATCGCTCGCCAGTTCCTTGCAAAAGGACGTGAGGGTCAATCGAAGTCTGAAGTATTCGCTGAGTACTATGGCGCTCTCTACGGAGGAACCATCATCGCTCACGATCAGTATTTCTTCGCTGACACATACACCATCGAAGAGAACTCCTTGATCATCTGCGTTGTGGACAACCACCGTGGACGGCGTGAATGCAGGGAATCAGCAAGGCGCTCAAGTTCCATACTTGTTTCTGGTGCAAATGAGACGGAATCAGGTGAGGCATGGGTGTGGCTTCGTGAGAACGAGGGAAAGAATACTGATCCTTGGGTTCGCTATCCTGACCTTGAGACAGACGTTGGTATTGACCCGCTTCACGCGCAGGGTTGTCAGTCCGAACTTGCAATCGTGGACAATCCACAGATCCCTGCTGGTAACATGCTCACTGCGGCGTGTATCGTGGGCCTTATTCAGGGAACGATCCTTGGTACCGAGGAGTATTGGGGCTACAGGTACAACCCAGCAGAGTACCGTTTCGTGCGGAATGGTCTCTTTGGTAAAACATTCGCACAACTGGAGACCACGACTACGCTATGAACCATAATCCGCACGGAATTACAAATGACCAGATCCCGGAAGGTTGGAGACTTCTGACGGTAGAAGAACTTAGTGTTCTCGCAACAAGAGCGTATGGTGCGCAATATTGGGATTGCGATAATGGTGAGTTTAGGTTTAACTCATCATTCAGAGATCGATCAGGATCAAACGTTGGTGTAGCAACTACCTCAATCGTGCCCAACGGATGGTCGGCAACAAACCAAATACACGAACCAATGCAAACAAACCGAATGACAGCAGATCAGTATGTTGACTGCTACAATCCAGATCAAGTTCCACTTGATTCTGTGCCAGATGGGTGGAGGATCATGTCCAGAACTGAAGCCACACCAATAAGGTTGGTTGATGGAGCTAAATATTGGTACGGTGCACCACGAGTTCCGGTCTTCCGATTTGCATCGGAAGAAAGAAACGGAATAGGAACAAGCCAAGTTGGAGGTTCCGACACCTGCATCGTTCCCATCTCGTGGGTTGATCCAAGGACCGTTGTGACACCAAACCGAATGACCCAACAGCAGTTCGATGACTCGTTCAACCCAAGCGATCTCACACTCGATCAGATCGAAGATGGTTGGACCATCGTAAGTCGAACTGTTTCTGAACCTGGCGAATGGATACACGGAGCTGAGTGGTGGGATGGTGATGCGTGGTCTGATTCTGAGGGTACCCTTGGACGTGGGTGTTATGGTGATACTGTTGTAACCATTCGAATCAGAATTAACCCACAGACTGAATCGGTTGATGACGTGCCCGAACCAGAGCCTGAGCGTCACTTCAACATCGTCGCCGAAGTCCAACGAATCGAACCATCCTTCACAATGGCTGAAATCCTTTCCACGTTCGCAACGTGTGGTGAAGAGTCGCAAGGAAGGGTGGATAGGTTGTTGGCTAGAGACCGTCAGTCTGATTATGACTCGTGGGAACGCTCGGCTCGCATTAACTCTGGTAGGCGTTCAACAAGAATCGTATGCGCCATTCAGTGTGCACTTCTCGCATTCGCTCACCCTGAGATCACCCAGGTCACACCAATTGCCACGCCAACCCCTCCGGTGGCACCAGCAACGCCTCCGGTGGGCTTGCGTGAATATCACAACCCTCGTAATGTCACTCTGGACGACATGGATGGGTGGACGCTTTGTCGGGTCGGTGAGCATATTCAAGGCAGTCGTATTGATGGTGCGCAATACTGGAATATTGATTCAAGAACATGGAGATATCAGTATTCCAGTGATCGCTACACCCTCTTCTACCCAGAAGAAACCATTCGTAAGCCCGGATCTATGGGTCCGCCACCAGACCCTAACTCACCGGACCCTATTGTTCGCCTGACCATAGCGTGCCGTCGAAAGACGACTCCCGACATCAAATCGGCCATCTTCACAAACCCCGCATCCTCAATTGTCTACACCCTGGCAAGGATAGAGATCAGTGAGAATGGTTGGTACAACACTCTGGAGGAGCAGCCTAAGACCCATGATGAATGGGTTACGTGGCTTAATGCTTGTACTACCGAGGCCCCGCCACCTCCAGTCGTTGAACCTCCGCAACCGAATGATGATGGGGCACCCGCGTTCACTGTTCGAGTAACATGGAATAATACATGCGTATTGATTCATCATCAGCCATCCACTACTCCGTTTTCGTCAGAAGTTATTGTGCCAAATCACATTGCTCGCCGTGGAGCTGATGCGGTATATGATTATATTAATAGAGAGAGGAGTCTTGCCCCGGTTTCGGGAGAAACCGTTCTTGGTAGTATTGAGCACAATTCAACATACAGATACAATGAACGTGATCTTGAAATCCCAATGTTCAATCCTCTTGAAGAATGGCAAAGAGCCAATGGAATCGTCGAAGAAACTGACGAGGAAGAATCAGAAGATGAACACGAGGACGAAGACGAAGATATTTAACCCAGAAAAACAACCAGCACACCCATGATCTACATCAACGACAAGAATGAGGTTCTCGAACGTCGAGAAACCTCCATTGGTTCAGCCTTCGTTTCAACCAGGATTAAGGCAATCCCAATCGCACAACGAGCCTACATCAACTTCCAAAAAAAGATGCCGCTCGCAATGTGGCGTCAGATGATTGGATTCTTCCTGTGGTCTCAAAAGGAGCATAAGTCCGAGGCACAGGTCACTGGATTCATCCACCAAGATACTGGTGAGTGGTTCATGATTCCTTTCCACCAGATCGGTATTGGAATGACAACCAAGGAGGTTGAGGGTGGTGACAATATTTCCCTATGGGAGCAAATCATACAAGCCGGATTCGGTCCAAACCCAATCTTCACCGGCCATCACCATTGTACTTCGTCTGCGTTCGCCTCTGGTACAGACACTACCGACGAGTACACGAACAAGCCCCAAGGAGTACACATCACAATCGGCAAGTTGGACTCAAACCCACTTGACCTACATTGCCGAGCAAAGCTGTCGTTCATGGGTCAGTTCAATCAGGAAACTGGAGAGGTAATCTCACCTGGAAGCTCAATCCTTCTACCATCTCACCCTCTTGAGTTCGTTGAAACCGGACTTCGTAATGAGGATGTTGGCGGAATGAATGACGTTCTCATCAAGCAGATCACTGAGTTCTTCCTGCTCAAGAAGGAGGAGTGGGAATTCCCAGAGGAGTGGAAGGCGCGAATGACAAAACAGTCTTACGCCACACACAGCACAGTCACATACACACCAGGGGGTCATCTATCCTGGAAGGACAGCAAGAAGCGCCCAAAGTCCCGGTGCCCGGCGAATACGAAGTATCCGCTGGTTCTGGTAAACAGCGTGGTAAACATCTGCGCAAATCCGCTAAATACAACCGCATGGTTCGACGCGGTAAGAGAGGCGGTCACTAAGAAGGAGCCAGAGAAGCTCGAAAACTTCTTCAATGAAATGTGTGATCGGTGCGGATATGCCAAACCAAATAAGGAATGGTGTTGGGCGTGGCTTGAAGCGTGGGAGATTGCTGACCTTCTCTTGAATTGCAAGAGTGGCACCGACTATGTATTTGACAACCTTCCTGGAGAGTACTACGATGCGCTTCTGGTTAGCGTTGTTGTGGCCATGTATGAGTCGGACATCAATGCAGAAGCGTTCCGCGCATACTTCACCAACAACAAGGCTCTTGAGAATACCGGTAATGACCCAGCTTTCAAGGAGTGCGGAATCCACACGCTCAATATCGGCAAGAAGCCAAATACTGGCATCTGGAATCTGTATCAGAAGATGTACGACAAGGCATCCAACGAGTTCATTGATCGTCACTCAACCGTGAACAAGGAGGCTCAGACAATCTTTGAGGCCAAGTTTAAGGAAATGGGAGTTCCAAAGGAAGAACTTGTGTTCGATGCCGGTGAAGACCCAGAGTCCGAATTCTACGGATACTCTGCCGAAGAGATCGCTCAAATGGAAGGGTATGGACTCACATTCCCTGATTACCAGGGAAGCAGCTCATACGCAGGAAGAATCCTCTAACAATATGGAAGAACTACGAATCGAACCAAAAGACAAAGATCCGCCATCTGTACTTGATGAAATCATGTCGAAGGCACAAGAGGTATCTATTCGAAAGATGCGAGAAGCCGCATCCGAGTACCTGGACTTAATACACAGGGCAGCCAAGAACCTCCTAAAGTCAGAATGACCCGACTCCGATCCCACGAATATTTCATTACTGCGTGGGTCGAGATCATCAGTCTGTATCCAAAACGACCCATTTCAGAACTACTGGAGTGGACGGATAGAAGCATTCGGGCCTGGATGGGCTGCAAGGTTGCTGTCATAAAGGCTCGTGATGCCGACTCAAAGAAACTGTCGTCTCTATGCTCAAGGTTTGTATCGGTTCACAAGCGACAGCACAGGCTGTATAATGAACTGATGATCCTTGAGTTTAGAGACGATCCAATGGGCTCGAAAGAGCGAAGGAAGACAACAAGAAGAATGAACACGCTGATCGACAAACACCACCCGATGATGCAGGAACTTGAGTGGCTTGGGTTGGAGGTTTTGGCGGTTACTGGTGGTTAATATGCAATACACCGTAAACATTGTTGCTGCCGCAATCAAATGCGAGGAACGAATCTGGTCGCTTCCGGCACCAGCAAGACACGCTGACATCAGGGTGTGGATATTCAAGAGAAAGATGCCAGATGATAGTCTTGGAGAGTGTGGATTCCTTCTGAGTGACGGAACCTTCGCAAGAAGGTCCGTGGCACACTTCATCGCAACACAATCTGGACAAATCCTTCGAAAAGAAGACGAATCTGTATACGAACTCAACACAGAAATGCTATGGTAACAAACGAAAAACAAGAAAGAATCCTCCGTGGTTTAATCCACCTAAGCATATTCGGATGCGCTCCACAAGATGAGATTGAAGATCCGAAGCGCTACAAACTCGGCCTTGACTATGCCATTGATCGCATGATCAGTGTGGCTAAGATTTACGATCTTGGTGCACCGTTCATCCACAAGAAGCACTGGACAGGAAACTCAGTCGCATACCTTATCGACTACTGGATTAAGTACCAACTATCACTACCTCAAGAGCATGAAATCACAACCATGTCCATTCTGCGGAAAAAAGCCAACGTGGCAACCAGGGGTAAAGACGGAAAGTTCGTGTCTAAAGCACGAGTGCCCGAATGGGGTGATGAGGGTTTACCTGTTTCGGAAGGTACGGGAGAGGGCGGTGGAAGTGTGGAACCGGAGGGTTCTGGGGTTGAGCCTGAGATAGTATTTTAACCAAAACAAAACAAAACACAAAATGATAACACCGTTTCAAATCTACCTCTGGGGAATCTGCGATCAGGTTCAGTTTGGAGCTACCGCCATGGCCTTCATCTTTGGAGCTGCCTCTATTATTTCATCCGTTGTATGGTGCATCCTGTTTGAAGATAATGAGAAACAGGCCAGAAACTCTGCATCAAGAGTATTTATATTATCTGCTCCATTATTCGCGCTGATGATGGCTCTAATCATGTTCCTTCCAACCTCAAAAACTATTGCGTGTATGTACGTAATACCAGCAGTAGCGAACTCAACACCGATTCAAAAGGACATTCCTGAGGTTTACAAGATGGCTATTGATAAGTTCAAGAGCGAGTTGAAAACACCTTCTTCTAAGTAACACTTTCCACGGCACTAACGTCGTGGTTTTCTGGGTAGGTATAAGGGATGCCCGCCAGTAGCTCGTGTGAGTTACTGGCGGGTTTTGTTTAGAGTTCTGGGTATCGTTAGATTCAGCAGATCCGCAAGCGCTTGTCTACGGGACTTGATGGGTAGCGGAACCCAGAACTCTACACAACATGAAACCACTCGACAAGAACGGAAGAGAGATTAAGGTTGGGGATTTGGTGAGGCTCACCACAACATTCAATGATTATCTTCATCCAGAACGAAAGTTTGAGGTGTTTGATTCCGATCAGGGCCTAAATCTATCTGACGGGTTCTTCTACAAGCGCCTCGAAGACTTCCGTAACGGACCAGACTGCGCATACCACTCCGTTGAAATCGTTTCACCTTAACCAACACACAACCATGCTTACGAAAGAACAGTTACAGGAATGGGATGAACTTGAAAAAGAATACCTGGCTTGGCCTGGAAATACAGCGGGAAGAGAGGTTGCTGTTGAGGATATGAAAATACACCTATTCAAACACCGCCACTGCCTACGTAAACACGTCGCCGCATCCATGGTAATGAGCGATGCGATCAGGAATGGTAGGGAGATGGCCGCGCAGACTTCTCATATTTAGCCATGAAAAGACCGAAGATTACGCCTGGACAGTGGAGTTACGGAGAAGAGGACGAAGAAGGACATTTCGTTATCGAGTCCATTCAACCAAATAAACACGACTGTTGTGTGTGTTATGGGGCTGGATGGTATGAAGAGGGTCGTAATGATGGACCGGCAAACGCCAAAGCCATCGCGGCACTTCCGTTGTTGTTGGATGCGTTGGAGAAGATCTGTAAAAACTTTGAGTCACTGTATTCAGGTGACAATAGAGAGCATCTTGAGTACCAAGGATCATACGTAGAAGCAAAGAAAGCCCTACTCGCAGCCGGATACACGGAATAATCTCCAACAGCATTGATAGCGTTGGTCGCACTACAACTACCCATGAAGATTGAAGAAGTTAACATCAACTGCCTAGCTAAGTGCTGTGGTGTTTCTCCCGAATACAATCCTCGTGGATCTGGTTTCTTTTGCCCAACTTGCAAAAAGGAGAAGTTCGGATGGGGCGGAACCATTGAATGGCACGCTGGACTTTGGAACACTTCGTTCCATAAGACTGTTGCTAGTGGTGGTCATGGTACGGATATTCCGTTCAGTATTGATTATCAAGATCCACCGGAACTTATTGAGGGCGGATGGAAGTATGCAAAGACTCACATGAGTTTTCATCTTCCGTGGCAAGAGGATAGGAAGGGAAATCACGACTTCGTTCTGTTTCGCTGTCTGGATAGGAACGACAAGTCACTGTTGGAGTCGGAGGATGGTTTCGAGTGCTGCATTGATGACTTCAGGTGCCTTAAGAGGCTGGAGTTAATGTCGCTAGACGGAAGGGTTTGTGATGTTGAATTCCCCAACGTTAAGGGAAGGAAGCCGTTTTACGCTTATCTGAGCCGATCCTGGTGTACGGATGGGACTTGGAATTACCTACTGAACTTGAATGTTCTGAATATAAAGTGGAGATATAAATTAGCCAATCAACTAGGCTCTATTGGTCTCCCGTTTCCTGACTTTAAATAGGCTCCTATCCGAGCGATGCGAAGGTGCAATGCCTTAGCCTAGTGTTAAATGACCCACCCAGTCCTTAACGGGGTTGGGTGGGTTTTACTTTAAATATATGAGCAGACCATCAATTCACACTGATAAACTAAACGAACACTTAACCATTTCAGAGTGCCACCCTGACTCCGAGTGCCGAACCAATAATTGGTGGCTCTACGATGATAGGGCTGGCATGAATATTGGGATTCGTGAAAAGACACGCGACGAAGCATTCGTAGAAGCGATTGAGTATTGGGCAGAACGAGCGATAAAGTATGAGAAGCTCTATTTATCCATTCGGTCTAAGGTAGACTCATTCGTTGGTCAGTTCATAGAGCAGGATGATTAGATCTGGTATCGTCAATAACCCGCACACCTTAACTGGTGTGCGGGTTTTTTTGCGTTTAGGGGTTGGGCTTTTCGGGCTCGTAGATTAGTCCGCAGATTGCGGCTGCGCAGATATTCATCATCTCACATGACGCAAGGTGATCTTTTCCTTCACGCTTACAGAACCATTCAATCTGAACCACGCCATCCTTACCCATGTATTCACGCTGCTCATAAGCCGTGGATTGTAGGGCGTATTCTGGATGTGCGTCTTTATGAAACTGGAAATCACCAAGTTCTCCGTGCTGCATCATGGTTAATCGCTCAAGGCACGATGGCTTTGAGTAAAACCAAAGCGTCAGTGGCTTCACCCGGCCCGCTAAAGCAGTACCAATTGCAGGGTCAGCAAGAGTTGAGGTGAAGATAGCTTTACGTCCATCCTTTTGGAAGTGCTGCTTGTCTTCACCCTTGAACGCCTTGTACTGATACCCAGAGTCCACGACCATACGATAGATTTCCGTTGCCCAGTGGCCAGAGTCGATGGCAATGTTTCCTGGCTCTACGCCCCAATTTCTAGCAATTTGTTCCCACTCTTCCTTTGACCATACGCGTCCACAATCAAGAAGACGTGACTGAGCCCCGGTTCCCCAGGCTCTAATAACATACCAGAAGTGTCGTCCGCCTTTACCCTGAACGTCAATCGTCATGATTCGACGCTTTTCTTCAGGCCACGGTTCTTTTGGGTCGTAATCCCGCTGACGCTTGTAGATGAATTTTTCATCCTTGGCGTACAAAATACGCGAATGGTATGGCTGGCCACATGTTTCTGTAATCCAAGATTTCAATGGCTCTGGGTCTCCCCATTGCATGGCCTGTAGTGCCTTAATACGCTCGATTACCTGCGTCTTCCACTCTGCCCAATATGGAAGTAGCGCATTCCATGTATAGCTCCTTGTATCGCTTGGGGCATTTGGGTTGGTAACGACCCATCTTCCTGAGTTGCCGAGCTGCTTCCTTTGCCTTATATTATCCGTAATGATGCCATCACAAGCACAGCACTCCCACCTGATCGTTTTGGTCAGTTTATCAAAGTCGATGCTTCCGTCCGTAGATTTTGTGCTTTCGTCCTCCGTCCAGGTCAATCCGCCTTTAATGTCATCGTCCTTCCATCCGAGTGGTTGCTCCTTGCCGCAGTGAGGGCAGGAGATGTGATAGACTTGGGCGTTGCCGTCCAGGAAAGATCGGTGAAGGGCATCCATTTCTCCAGCCGGGGTAGAGATGATGATCTCTTTAAAGTTGTGGGAGAAGGAGCGTGTACGCTTACGAACCATCTCCAGAGCGCCCGGAGGGTACGAGCGAGCTTCGTCTAGGAAGAGGTAGCGGAAGGGTGTGGACTGGAGAGCGGCTTTGTTTTCCGCAGATGCAATGATAAGAGGAGCGCCAGGAAAGTAGATTTCAAGTGTTTTGTTTCGTGATCGGGTTTTGGGCATCTTTGCTGCGACCGGGGCGCAGGCTTCGAAGATGGGGAGGATTCGGGATTTGGCGATCTTTTGGGCTTCGGTTTCGTTCTTCGTTAACCACAAAATCGGCCCTGGGTCCTCGCTAATCGTGTAGGCGAGCAGGCACAGGAAGGTGAGAGTCTTGGCTGACTGGGCTGAGCACATGCAGGAGATTCGTCGAACTGAGTCGTCCGCGAAGTCTTCCATAATTGGGCGCAGCCACTGGCAATCAGCGGAACTCCAACGAGCCCCCGCCGCATTCATCTTGTCGATTACATTTCGCTCAGACCACTGCCACGGATTGCACTCTTGAGAAGGTCGGACTGCTGTGCATAAAGTCGCGACCATGTTTGGTCCCGCCGTCGTCCCCACTCGCCAAGGGATAGCTCTTGGAGGATTCTGCGAGCGGATTCACCCAGGCGCTTAGTGAGTTCTGGGGTATCTAGGCCGGAAAGGTTCTGGGCGAGTTCATGCTTTTCTCGCTTGAGGGCTTCAGCGAATCCGTGCGCCATGTCTGAATAGACCCGTACCACTTCATCCCAAGCTACGTATTGACCCTCAGCAACATCGTTGTCGAACTTCTTTTGGCGACGGGTTTCCTCAAGAATCGCCATCTGAACCGCGTGTTTAGCGGTGGTTGAGCCAGATACTTTTGCGCTAGAAGCCTTGCCATAACGCTCCATCCATGCCTTCCAGGCATTAATAGCGTAACGCTTATCCGTCCGTGGGGTAGGGGATTGTTCCTCTTTTACCCAAAGTCCTATACACTGGACGGATACACCAAGTTCACGCGCCAGTACAGCTTGATTCTTTGCCAGGGGTCCGTCCGATGAATCCTGGATTTCCGGGGAGAATTTGTGTTTTGCCATGGTTTTCTTTGGAAGAGAGTCAACCGTGATAACAAATAGTCATTATAGTGGCTATAGTTGGTATCGGTATTCCCCCAGAATGGTTATTTTTTACAAATCGAAATAGACCGGACTGGGCTTCGCCTTTCGGCAAATCCCAAGTCAAGTAGATTCCTTTGCTTTTATGGTGGTGGACAAACATTTCTATTGACAACATGATTATAGTGTGCGAGTGGTGTGCTGTATGAATAACGAAACAACAGAATGGAAACCCGTACCTGGGTTTGAATCATATTCAGTATCGAATACTGGATTCATTAAGAGCCACAAGTATGGCAGAGAGTATCAGTTAAGCTCTAAGCCAAATCACATGGGCTACATCATGTGTAGTATGCACCATGATGGAAGGGCTTGCGCAACAGCCATTCATCGCTTGATTGGCAAGCTGTTCCTTGCGCCACCAGAAGACCCAAACTGCATCTTCCTGAACCATAAAGACGGCAATAAAACAAACAACCATGTTGATAACCTTGAGTGGTGTACTCAACAGCGTAATGTTCAGCACAGCATTAAGGTGCTCAAGAAGTTTGGATCAGGACCACGCAAGGGCGTTGGTGTAACACAGGAAACAAAAGATGAGGCCCTTGCCTTGTACGAGGCTGGCGAGGGTGCTGGTGCCATCGGTAAGAAGCTAGGAATCAGTAAGGACTATGTGCTAGATCTTGTTGGCCGAGTAACCCTTCACTCCATGCTCACAACGCAGAACAGAAGCACAAATGTCTACCATAAGTTCACCCTTCAAAACGTTCTAGACGCCTTTGATTTGGCTGAAAAGGGTGAAACCCGTATTGCTATATCACGCCATATTGGATGCACTGTCATAGCCCTAAATATGCTGGATCTACCAATCCTACCTCCTGTATTCCACCTGTCCCCGCCGAAGCCAAAAGGAAAGCCAAAGAACAAGTATCAAAAGCCTCGCATTTATTCATCTGTAGATGAAATCATTCCCTTGACACCACCATCAACCCGCACTATAAACCCAGCCACATGAACCCACCACCTCACATCCTCCTTCAGTGCTACATCAACCTCCGCGAAGCAGCACGCATGATCAATGATCACTTCGATGACCTCGAACAAGATGAGCTTGCCTACATCCAGCTACTCTACCAAATCGCAGAGAGGCTCAAGCCATACCTTGGCTACACCGAAGTAGCAAAAGGTGAAATAGCCCTTTACTCCCCACCCAAACCAATCCATTAACACACCATGCAAGCCTCAGGATGCTTCGAACCACCCGGCACCAACATCTACGACCTACGCACCGAAACAGCCCGCCAACGCCACCACATCACACTCTACCGCGAAGGCTTAAGTCGCATCGCTCACCCGTGCATGTACGACCCAACAACCGAATCACCACAAGAGATCGCTGCGCGCTTCCTTCAGGTGATCTTCATGAAAGAACCGAAATGAACCCACAAGACACCATCACCATCAAGAAGTCCACGTACAACGAACTAATCCGTGATCAACGCATCCTCAGCTCTCTGTACCAGAGCGGAGTAGACAACTGGGAATACTACGATGAGGCAATGAAGTGCGCTGACATTCCTGTTGAACACGAAGAAACCGAGGAGGAAATCTACGGATCATGAAGCTACTTGAAAACTTGAGCTATTCGGCCACCCAAGCCGACTCCTGGGGCCGAGACTACGCACGAGTGAGTCTTGATGAGATTGAGCAGGTGTGCTACGCCTTAAAAACGGCATCAAACATTATCCAGGTCTGTTCACGGGACTATTCAGAGGATGATGAACTTATGTCAGAACTCATGAGTAATTGGAGGGAGGCCACTGAATGAGAACCGGTATTCTAGAAGAGGTTGAAAACCGGATCTTCAACAACATCTACATCCCACCAGACAGAACCTTCTTGATCGAGATATTCGCAGCACTGAAGGCCGGTCAAGCCATGCACGACAGCTTAATCTCCCACGGGGACTACTGTTCATATGGGGTAGAAGACTGGGAAAACGCCATTGCGTAAGAAAAATGAAGAAAGTTCTAGACAAATGTGAAAGATGTGAGAAGTTGACTCGTTGTACTCAACATGAGGTTCTCTATTCGCTAGTACCGGACAGAAATCTGAGATGATCGAATAGATTGAACCAGGACAGCCCAGACTTTAGCGAGTACTAGTCGCTAGAATCTGGGCTCTTCTATACTCACGACCCAGACATTACTAACAGCGGCATTCTTGGCTGGCCGCTATATAAACCATACGAATCAAAACAACTCTGAAGGAGCACCGAACACTCGCCATGTAGCGAACCAGTAGACCCCACAGAGGCACCGCGCAGATTAGTTCTTTGCGGTATCAGCACGAAAACGTGTTGGAGTGGCCCACCGTCATTCTGACAGGCGCAGTGTTAACGGAGGTTTGGAGATGATTTACTCGATCATTGAGAGTTCCCTGTGCTGAGTCCACCACGTTCACCAAGACTGGCATGATTCCCGTCAAAACACATTGAGGATCAATTCTGAGAGAACATAGCCTTGTCGGGCTCAAGACACCAAAACAGAAAATCCTACTAGCAGGCTCCGTGACCTTGGCTCCAAACCAGAAGATCAGACTACTCGGAATACAGTCTATCCTATTAAAACAGGACGACTTTCCAAGCCTCACCATGCCCATTCACCACCCAGAAGCCAATGAATATGAAGAAAGAGATGGATAAGACTGACACGAGGCAATGGTACAAGAACTACCTTCAAACGGATCACTGGAGAGAGCTGAGGCTCGCAAAGCTGGAGGACTCCAAAAATAGATGCGAATGGTGTAAATGTAAAACTCGGCTTGAGGTTCATCATAAGCGATACAACGCATTCCATGAAACATTTGCCGATCTACAGGTCTTGTGCGAAGATTGCCATGAGCGCATACATGCTAAAGAAAAGCAAAAAGAGTCTGCTAAAAATACACCATCACCACAGGCCATCTCTTCTCGTGAGAAACACATTATAACTGAGCTATGCGAGTCCATTAGATGCGCCACCAAAGCTGGAAATAAAACCTCAGTAAAAGCTTATAAGCTATTGCTTGAGTCCATTCAAACTGATGCTCAATCCATTTTACGACTTCTAAAATGAACCTACCCGACATCATCCAGGCTACCCGCCACATCCGCACCGAAGCCGCCATCCGAGCAACCTCAAACGAACTCCTAGCCTGGGTTGCAGTAATGCCAGAACACCCGCTTTCCAACGAAGCCTACCTCGAAATCCACCGACGCGCCGGTACAACTCCCCACGTAATCACAAAGACCATACACACCACCGCAGCCAAGCTCCCAATCCTCCTACGCATGAAACATTGGAACAAAAAGCTCTTGCAAACCATTGCAGATGAGAATAAGAGTGAGCTATGGCGTGAATGCGCCAATGAAATGCTTAACAAAACCAAATGAACCCCAATCAACCCCACCCCATGACCATCCCCGAAACAATCACCGCCATACGTTCCGGCCTCATAACATCAGTCACCGATGACGAGTGCCGAAACCTCTGCGCCTGGGCATACGGCCCAACCCCTCCCGTAAAGATCACCTTCTGTCCCCATGGAATCCCGCACCGCTTCAACTGCGAGAAGTGCACAATGGAAGACGACTCATGACCTACGACATCGAAATACGCACAGCCGGTTGTTGGGAAACCATCATGACCACCGACAACCTCTCTGACGCCCTCTTTGAAGCCTCGCTACTCACCGCCTGCGTACGCGAGGAATGGATAAGGATCTGTACCCCAGACCTAAAGATCCTCTAGCTGTTGACTCCACCCAACCCTAAATGACCACTTTCCAACGACTATTCGCCCTTTCCGCAGCCATGGACGAATGCATCGAACTCGCCCGTGGTCAATACGCCGCCCAAGAAATAGCCCGCATGGGCGAATGGGGCAAGCACGAAGTAGCCCAGATGGGTCCGACCGCAATGGCAATCCTCAAGCGTGACCCTAAAGCCTACCACGCCATTATCAACACCTCACTGGCCAAGTACGGTTTCCCCGAACTCCCCAAGGAGCATAGCAAGGCCATGGTTGGCATGGGTCGTGACCGCATCGCCAAGGCCATCCGTCGTCATCGCAACAAGGAGCCAATTGAGCCTGGATTTGGGCATGATGGTACGTACATCCACAACCCACTTGGAACGGGTAAGAACTAATGCCAGCCCTTACAAATGAAATTCTGGATACAAATACTCTGGTGGTCAATATGTAAAGAATACCACGAGAGAACTCGACTAATAATCTTCGGACCATGCCCACCTCCATATCCAATGCCAAAAAGTTTATCAGATCAGTTAAATCTGAGGGCGGGGTAAACAGGCTTGATGCGCTACTTGACTCCTGCCTAGAATTCGGCTCAGTCGCCCGCTCCCGCATCAAGATCATCACCATCACACACCCTTCAGGCTTCACCACACACCAAGCCCACATCGGTGACTCCCAACGCCACATCGGCACAATAGGCGTTGAACCCTCAGGAGAAGTCAAGTGGTCCGGTATCCGCGAGAAGTTCCAGAAGATGGGTCTTGGCAAAAAGCTCTACGGTGAGGCAATGCGTCGTCGTCCTCAAGGCATCATGTCCTCCGACAAAGAGGAGATCAGCCAAGCCGCAAAAGGCGTCTGGAAGTCAATGTATAAAAAGCCCAGGTCATACCGCGTGTCTGAGGACAAGAGTGGTAACTTCACTGCTCAGATCCACCCGAAGGCGCTGATTAAATAAGCCCTGGGTTATTCTAGCTAACCAAACGCTAACCTCTGGGTTATTTTCACACCCGCCCCGCCTCTTAACAATGCGTAATTGGGCGGGTTTTTTGTGTCAAAAACTACTTGACTTGTGTTTTGTCTGGTGGATTATAGGGCCACATGAAAACACTAGAACAAAGAAAAGAAGAATACCTTGAAGAGTTGGTTCAGGTTGGACGCCGCCATGGCTTCTCGTTATCACACGAAGATCAGCATGGAGCATTTGAGGTAACGGTAAATTGGCCAGTGTACGAGAACTGGTTGCGTAATGCCCTTATTTCAAGGCAGCTTGAGAAATCATCTTGACACAACCAAAACCCGCCCCACATTAACCCCACCGCACCATGCCCTTCCAAGACCTCTACCACCCAAACATCTACCGCCTACGCGGACCACTCCAAACACAGCAAGAAACCATGCAAGAACCAAAAATCTCCGAAGCCCAATACATCAAGCTCACTAAACCAACCGTTAGCTACCCGCGACTCCAAGACCTGCCAAGAGCAGAGAGAATAGCCTTCCGTAAGGTATTGTGTGGCCAGACTGTTCCAATTGATCCGAACGATGATGTTCACGACCGCTACTACCCATGGGACTACAAACGCTGGAAAGCTGGGCTTCCTGTGATCGACTAAACCCCATCCCAAAACATATGAGACCACCATACCAACAGAGAATCGTTCAGGAACAAACTGACCTATGTGATAAAATCGCCCTCCTTGAGGCATTTATCAGCCCAGACGGAATCTGGGTCACACTACCACCAGCCGAACAAGAAAGAATGACGCGACAGCTCACACATATGCGCGAATACGCCAGAGCCCTCGGTGATCGTATTCATGCATTCCCACACCATGAATAAACACTACATAGCCATCTCCTAATGATCACAACCGGAACCGAACCACGACTAGAGTGCTCCTCGAAAGGAGATAAGCGCTTCTCAGCATTCTACGCACGCATACACAATCGTAACAACAAAACCATTGAAGAGATCTATCAAGCCAGTAAAGTATTCGAAGATGGTTCCACCAATCTTTCTTGGCGAGAAGCCAAGGGTCGCAAGGCAGTAAATATGGACGAGTGCTCAACGCTATACTCCAAGCTATGGGATGAATACTTCTCGGCAAATCCAGACCTACTTACATTCATTAAGACATTCAACGGATTCACCGATATTTTCGGACAACCCGGACACTGCTGTCAAGCAACCGAGGTCCACCGCATCGCTAATCAATCTAAAATGACACCAAAACACTACATCGCCATCGACACCGAAACAGGTGGCCTAGACCCCTCTCGCTGCGCCCTCCTCTCCATCTCCTGCGTCTCCTCCCGTGGCCCAACCTTCTCTCGACACATCTACCCACCTCAGGGCGACGTAGACGCACGCGCAGCGGAGGTTTCTGGCTACACACCAGAGAAGTGGATTGAGCGTGGCGCGGTGCCCTTAAAACAGGCTCTGGATGAAATGCGCGAATGGTTCAAAGAAGTTAATAATGAAAAGACTGCCGAAGTGGTTGCCCATAATGCCAAATTCGATCAGGACTTCATTCATCAGGCCGTAATACGTACTGGCTTCGGTGTTCGACGAAGCATTGAGTGGACATGCACCAAAAAGAGGCTATCAAACTTCAAAGCCAAGCGCTACATGACCGGAACCGCCAAACTCGACGATCTCGGAACCCTCTCTGGTTTCTGGCAACTCGAACCACGCTTATCCGCTCACGATGCCCTCCAAGACGCCCGCTGTTGCCTGCACGGTGCGATTTGGCTTGACGAACAGGAAAAGATCAATACATTAACTCCGCAATGAACACACAACACTACTGGCAAGCCTTCCGCGAAGGCTACCACTCAACCGAAAGTAGAAACCCGTACATCTTCTACCCTCACGGATTCGGAGAGTCGGTAGCACTAGCGGCAGCTTGGACTAAAGGACGCGACGAACAAATCAACCAAAACTGCAAATGAAAAAATCAGCAATATTTGAGATAATTTTGAGTTCGTTCCCAAACTTGGTATTCCCATCATGGGAGCCCGAGGAACAACCCGAACCACCCGCCATCCTTGCTGAAGACGCTAAATCAATGTCTGAACTTGGTAAGATCTCAGCGGAAAAGGAAAGGTTAAAAGCCAAGAAAGAAGCCAGAGATAAGGTGTTTTGGTGGATTCGGTACTCTGCTGAAAATGGCAAAAACCAACGCAGATTTCACGATCCAATCGCTCCAGAAACCAAACAAGAACTACTCTCTCTTGGGTACAAGATCGAAGAGACTGAAGGAACCATAACAGACAAGTTAACAATCGTATCCTGGTAAAATGAAAACCACACTAACACTTCTCACCTGCATTTTCCTATCCTCCTGCGGACCGGGATATTTCGATACACCACCAGCAAACGAAATCACCCTGCCAGCAAACCAGAAACTGATCACAGCGTCCGTAGACTCACTGGGATACGTTACGGTCTTAACGCGAGAGTTCTATTTGTATGATCAGCCAGAAAAGAAGTACCTTCGTGAGTACAACATAACTCACAACAAGGTTAAGATCACCATCATCCAAGAAACCCGATGAGCCTACTCCGAAAACTCCGCGAGTACGCATATGTCTCCTCAATCACCGTCCTTGGCCTCGTGATCTGTATTGGGTTCATTGAGTGCTCACGAAAGACGATTCAACTACTCACACCATGAATAAACAACAAATCGGCATCTGCTCAATCTGCGGTGGTAACGTAACCGTGGAAACCATGTACTACTCAGTCATCCCGCCAACCCCACGCTGCGAGCGCTGTGGCTCTCATCGTGCTCCATACGGACCCATCATCCCAATGATTCCATGGCACCCACAATATACTCCGCATCCTGGCTGGCATTCAGACAGACCGTGTGATCCGCCATGGTTTATCACATCAACCATACCACACTCAACCTGCATTTGCTGATATGCAATCTAAGCTAAACTCATTCATCGAATCCCTCTGGAACGTAGCAATCGGCTTCTCAATAAACCTCGTCGCCCAGATCCTGATCTTCCCGCTCTACGGCATCCACCTCCAAACACACCAGAACTTCACAATGGGACTCTGGTTCACCGGAATCTCAATCGCCCGCTCCTACTTCCTCCGTCGCTACTTCACCAAACGAACTGAATCACCCAAATGCTAAACACATCCGCCGAATATAACGTCGCCCTCTCTCGCATCATAGCCATGCCGTTCAAGGAAGCTCTCTACCTCGCATCCTACGCCAAGCAAACCCTTCTTCGCCTAGCCGCACAGCAGGTAATTGAGATGTATGAGGAAGGCGCGCTTCAGAAGCGTCCAGAAGACCTAACCTACTACGATGACACTGAGTCATGAGCCTTGACTACACCGCCATTCGCAACTCCATCGAAGACCTTCCCTGGCACAAGATCCTCTGGCTGTCCAAGAACGCCAACATCCCAATGTACCGCTCAGCCGCGAAGGAAATAGTTGCGGAACATGATAAAAACCTCTTGACCGAGGAGAAAGAGTCAGCACATTAAGACCCACATGAAAATCACCCACTATCAATGCGATTGCTGCCACCAACCAATCGACGCAACGCTCCCAGCAGACCGTCCGTCAAGTATCAAGATCGCAACCTCCTTCACCAAGGTTCACCCATTTAAGCTGAACCTTGACGAGTGCAATGACGCCAACAACCTCATAATATTTGAGATTGAACACTGCTGTTATTCTTGTAGAAGGATGCTGTCAGATGTAATCACCGAACAGATCATCGCCATCCGACGCCACTTCAAAGTCGAAACCCTCAAGGCGGACAAAACTCTACCCGTAAAACAATGACCGAACTACCCGAAGCCTTCTGCAAGCTTCAAGAAGCCAACGACAACCTTCAAGACCAAGTAGACGAGCTTACCGTCAAACTTGCTAGATCTGAAGAAGACTACATCAAGCTCCAAGTAGCCTACCAAGCACTTAAACTCACATTCGACATCCTAAATGAGCGCACCGAATAAAGTACCATGCTCCGTGACGGACGCAGAACTTGCGGCGATTGAACGTCGTAGGGAGAAGATTAAGCTGGAGCTGAAAGGAATCCCTTGGGGCCATTCACTCTGTACGGAATGCGGTTGTACGTATCCGAATACTCACCCAGATAGCTATCGCTGGATTCAGTCCAGGGCTTGGGGCCACTGCATTTGTCACCACTGCCAACCAATCTAACCATGGCCGCACCAAAAAAGAAATCAAAAGCATATCATAATCTACCGAAGGAAGAGGGGTTCTTTTGGTATCAGGCAAGCCCAACCTCAAAGTGGCTACCACTACAGATCACCATTATGAATAACCAAATCTTCTTCTGGCTCTGGGGTTCACCGAACCACATTGAATCGCTTCCCCGTGATCATCCAGAATGTCGGTTTTCCAGTCGAATCGAAGAACCCCAACCACCAACACCATGACTGCACAAAAGAAACCACAAAAGAGACTCTGGCGCTATAAGGGCGACGGAGAATCAAAGGGCGTAATCTATGAGATCCTCACCTTCAATCCAGCAGACGTTGGAGAGCCCGACATTAAGCAGCCACACAAGATCCTGTTCGCTTGGTCTCGCCCACACGTAGGAGACGCAATTTTCATCCGAAACTGCTCAAAGCGCCAAGACAAAACTCCCATCGGCGGATTCTCCTGGGAGGGGAATTCCATCGACTTCATGAAAGTTTTCGAACCCGCTTGACATTCACAAAACACACCGTAACATACACACATCATGAAGACATTCAAAGCAAAGAAGCAACTACCAAAAGAACAGGTTGCAATCATCGCCGAATCGGTTGTTCGGGACCATGGAATCCTGACAATTCAGGACGAGCTTGATCACCAAGCGCTACTAGGCTACCGCGCCCAAGAAGACATCCGATACACGGAAAACGAACTCGTACGTGCCGCAACAGCCTACCTGCTCCACACGGTAGACTTCCCTGGTATGAGCACCTGGCCATTCCACCCGGAGTCGTTCAAGCCAGGGTCGAGGAAGCGTAACTTGGCTAAGGCCGGGGCGCTGATTGCTGCTGAACTCAACCGCATCAACCTTCTGGAGGAACAAGGTCATGCTTCTTGAGGTTTGCGATAACGAAACGAAGGAAGCCGTTATGGCTCGCATTGGTGACTGCCAAATGGTCCCGATTGAACTGGCGGCGGAACTGCTAACCGTCACTGAGGACGATATTCGTCAAAGCGGTATGGAAGTTTTCTACTTCGAAGAATCCGATTCCCTCAAGATTCGCTTGACGACCCTGGAAAAGTACATTAACATCTCATCCACGAAACTAAACATCACAAACGCATGAATCAATCCGAGCAAGAAGCAGCCAACATCATCCTCTCAACAATCGACGGCGCAGACTGCCTAGATTGTCTCCTCAAGAAAATCGAAGCCTACAACCTCCTCATCGAAACCGCACACATGCGGGTTGATATTGAATTTGCTGAGCTTGATTTGATCATGGCGAACGACGCAGAGTATAACTCGTATGCGCCAGAGAATGTGATTGAGGTTAATTTCTCAGTCAAGGAACCAGAAGTTGAACACGATAACGAGGCTTAATTATATGCAACCAGGAGACAAATTTTGGATTAGGTTCTGGAAGATTCCAGCAACAACGGTCGTGATTTTTACTGCTCTGGTAGTTCATCATGATGATATAGATACAGTAATTAAAAGGGGTTCTGAAATAGAAAAGCTTTCAGCACAAGTGGCAGAAATTCAAACCAAACTCGCCGAGCCGAAAACTCAGCAGCCGCCCTTTCCTCTTTTCGTACCCCACCTTGGAAACTGAACCACAAGAACCGTTTCCTGAAACACCGCATTTCGCAAATACACAAAAATGAGTACAACACAAGCACCAAAACGAGCGAGTAAGCTCAAAGCAAAGAAGCCAGAAGACCGGGAGCCAACTAAACCGAAGATGCTTATCTTTGGACAACCGGGCGTAGGTAAATCACAACCACTGTCGGCCAATATCCTAACTCCATCTGGCTGGGTAAAAATGGGAGACATTAAGGCCGGTGATATGGTCATCTCGGTAGACGGAAATCCAACAAAGGTTCTTGAGGTTTATCCTCAAGGTGAACTCGATGTGGTTGAATTGGTTTTCCATGATGGATCAAAAACACGGTGTTCAAAAGATCATCTTTGGCAAACAAGGACGAAGCTTGATAGGGCGGCGAAAAGATTGGGATCAATTAAAGAGACTTCTGATTTAATTAAAAGTATTGAATCCTGCCATTCGATCCCGGTTGTCAGTGAAGTGTATTTTCCTGAGAATGAGGTACTAATCCACCCATACATCATGGGATGTTTGCTTGGTGACGGATGCCTTCGTGGCGACGATATAACCATCACTCAGGCGGATGAAGATCTGTTCAATAATGTTGAAAAACTTCTTCCAGATGGCTTTAAGCTATCCAAAAGAAGCCATCTCACACGATGCGAAACAAGGTCTATTACAACTCGTCGTGGAGATAAAAACCCATTCACAGAATACCTCCGATCTGTTGGCCTGATGGGTAAAAAATCACTAGATAAGTTCGTACCAACTGAATATCTCATTAACTCTGTTGAAAATCGCATTGCCCTATTACAGGGTCTTCTCGATACTGACGGAACTGTTGGAAGTAGGGGTACCACCGTGAGCTTCTCATCAGCCTCAGTTAATCTTGCAAATGCGGTTGCATTTATCGTCCAATCACTGGGCGGGGTTGCGTTTCGATCAGTAAGAAGCAAGAGGGGCTATAAGAAGGATGGAATATACCATGAGTGTTTGCCATCATTTACAGTAACCGCTAATCTTCCAAACCATATTGCTCCATTCGCTATTGCAAGGAAGTCTGGTAAAGTTGTTGAAAAAACAAAATATCAACCATCTAGATTCCTGAAGGAGATTAATGAGTCTGGTAAAGAGTTGTGTCAGTGTATTTCCGTGGACCATCCAACCAGCCTATATGTAACCGACGACTTTATCGTCACTCATAATACCTGGTTTTCACTGGACTTCCCAGGATGTTATTACATTGACTCCGAAGGCGGTTCAGCACGAACCCACTACATGGACAAACTCAAGGCGTCCGGTGGTGAGATCATGGGACCAGAAGAAGGGGCGAATGACTTCGAGACAGTCCTTGGACAAGTCCAGGCCCTGGCTACCGAGAAGCATGAGTTCAAGACACTTATCATTGACTCCATCTCCAAGCTGTTCAACTCAGCCGTAACTACCGAGCAGGAACGCCTTGGTGACAAGGATGCCTTCGGTGCCTCCAAGAAGCCTGCGGTTGCTTACATGCGCCGTCTGGTGAACTGGATTCAGCGCCTGGATATGAATGTCATTCTCGTTGCCCACCAGAAGGATGAGTGGGGAGTTGATGCAAAGGGTGAGCGTTGCGCCATCGGCCATACGTTCGATTGCTGGGACAAGCTGGAGTATGAGCTTGATCTTGTGCTTCAGTTAATGAAACAGGGCAGTAGCCGTGTGGCGTCAGTTCGCAAGTCCCGCCTTCTTGGCTTCCCTGATAAGGATCGCTTCCCAATTAGCTTTGACACCTTCGCTGAGCGATATGGTAAAGATGTGATTGACAAGGAGGTGAAAGCGGTTATTCTGGCCACGGCTGAAGAGGTTTCTGAGATTGTCCGTCTCGTTACTCTACTGAAGCTTGGCGAAGACGAGATTAACAAATGGTGGACCAAATGGAACGTTTCCGATTGGACCGAAATGAGCGACGAACAGGCTGCGAAGGCAATTAAGTTTTTGCAGGAAAAGATCAACCCAACAGTAAAGGATAAATAACACATGAGAATCACACCAAAGAGCGAACAGCAGTTGAAGGAAGAAGAAGCGGAGCGCATGAAGGCGTTCCAGTGTCCAGACGGCACTTGGGACTTTGAAGTCATTGAGGCAACCGAGGGCGTCAGCAAGTCTTCTGGAGCAGAGATGATCACGATTACCATGTCGGTTTTCGCAGAGTCTGACAAGCCGTACATGATTAAGGATTACCTTCTTGAGTCTGTGTCCCATAAGGTTCGTCACTTCTTCTTCTCGGCTGGTCGAGGGGATTTGTATGATGGCGGTCGGTTCACGGCTGATGATTGCCGTGGATTGTGCGGTAAGGTGATCATTAAGCTTGGGAGGGCCAGTGGGAATTTTGCAGCCAAGCCTGAGGTTAAGGATTATGTGGTGCCGGTAGATGGTGAGCCGGTGGCACCAAGGATGCGGCAGGCAGTTGTGGATACCTTTGGGGACGAGAACCTGGAAGATATGGATTTAATTCCATTTTGATGCTACGGACTAGTTAAACAACCACCAAGGAGGTTCCATCCCTCCTTGGTTTCAACCAAAACACACATATGATAACAAGAGACGATATTACATGCGATTTCAGGGGACCACACACGGTCGTTGGTGAACTTAATCTACGAGTTACGCATAACGCCATTACGGGAGATTTTGGGCAAGGCCCAGATCGACTGCCTGCAATTCATGGGGTTCAGGATGCTATTCTTGACTCCATCTATGGAGATGTTCGTGAGAATGCTGAAAGTCTAAGGGGAGCTTTCATTGACTTAAATCAAGAAGGTCTTACTACAAGAGAATATCAGAACCGAATTGATCGTTTTATGAACATTGTGGATGTTCTGTGTAATACTGGTCTAACTATTGAGGATAACGAACCAACAATCCGTGAGCGTGTCATTAATGCCGGTCGGCGAGGTAATGGTCTTCTGGGTACTGCGCAAGCCGGTATAGGAGGTATGGGACCATGGACGGGTGGTATTACGCGAGTTGGAGGATCACCACTCAATCCGGTGCGTGAAACACCTCCACCCCCACCGCCCGACCCATCACGCCTACACCCGAACACGGTGGCTGAGATTAACTCCCAGCTAGACGCGATGCCAGATCTTACGCCTGCGGCTCGGAGGGTGGCTTTTAACAACATCGTGGCTGAGTATATCACGCATCTTCCTACTCAAGCAAGGGTAAACAACCGGGTTACACGCCCTCTTGTTGAGCCTGATATTTACGATCTAGGTCGAGTACCTGAAGCCATGACTGGCATAGCTCAAGCCATGACTCAGCATGAGCCTCTTATGATGACCGAGGAAGATACTCTGCCTGTACCATTCTGATGGAATTCTTCTGTGGCATCGACCAGGGCATCACGGGCGGAATTACCGTCTTGGATAAAGGATCTGAAATAATCCAGTCATGGGTTATGCCAGCCTTTAGGCGAGACGATATAACCGAGGTGGACATTAAGGGCGTTTCAGATATTCTCTGTGACTTCCTGGCCCACACCCAAACGTACTTCATGCTCGAAAGGCCACTGAAGCACGCCAAGTCCTCACAGGCTCACGCCAGCATGGGTAGGTCATACGGAAGGCTTAGCGCCCTTCTTGACCTGTCTGGATGCCGGTGGAAGCCGATTGATCCAAGGGCATGGCAGAAGGCTTTACTAGGGAAGAAGATTCCGAAGGGGGAGACAAAGATCAGAGCGGTGGCCAAATGTCTGGAGTTATGGCCAAGTGAGGATTGGCGGGCGAGTGCTCGCTGTAAAGTAGAACACCTTGGGAAAATTGATAGCGCCCTAATCGCTTTCCATTTACTTAACACACACAAATGAATCCGACAACAAGACAAACAAGACTAGAACCAACAGACACAATGAACCAAAAACTACAGTCAGTACTACGAATCGCAGCAGACAACCTCATCGCCTTTGGTGAGGAGCACGATGCAAACCTCACCGCCTCAATCCAAGACCTTGAGGACGGAGCAACATTCTCCATGGGATTCAGCATCAAACTGAACACTGATGATGACGTTGTGAGCACTAAGCTATCCTGGGCTCGCAAGTACAGCGCCGAGTGCGAAAACAAGGTGCCAGATCCGAACCAACTCGAATCCGACATCGCTGAATAATCAAACCAAAACACACATGGACCTAAACGAACTATCCCAAGTCTGCCATAAGGCGAACGAGAAGTGGTGGCAAAACATCGACACTGGTGAGACACTGAAGCGAAACAAGGTGAACTACTAATGCTCATCGTCTCGGAGGTTTCCGAGTGCATGGAGGGTGAACGAAAGGATCTCATGGACGACAAGCTTCCGCATCGAAAGATGGCTGAGGTAGAGTTGGCTGATGCGATCATTCGAATCCTCGACTACGCCGCCGGATTCGGTTACGACCTGCAAGGAGCCTTCGATGAAAAGATGGCGTACAATGCAGTCCGTGAAGATCACAAGCACGAGGCGCGTAAAATCGCTGGAGGCAAACAGTTCTAAATGACCCGAGCCGAGTTCATCCAAAAACTCGTCCAGGCTGCTGAGCACCAAAAACAACACGATTTGCTACGAGCTGAGCTGGATTCAGATCTGGCGTATCACCTCAAAGTAGCACGTGAAAGCAGCCTCCTTACTCTCAAGGAGGCTGCTTTTCGTTTGGGGCATGATGCGAGCTACGTTAATGGCAGGGAGAATATGGGCGTTCGGTGGGACACCATAAAAGCGCTTGACGCACTCAAAATCTGGACGAGTAAAACAGCAGAAGCACCAAAACGGCTCAAGCCTGGGCCAAAACCAAAATACACACATGAAGAAAAGCTTATTCGAAGAAGGTCAGCGTATGCTGGAGCGTCAGAAGGAAACAGTGACGGACGAACAGGAGTCAGAATTAGCGTACTCAACGGTACCGCCAGTAGCGAGTAAACTTGGGGTAGACCCAAAGGGCTTGGCCGGTCTCACAAAGCCTCCTATGTGGCTTTGCTCGCCAGCAGGTATGGAAGCAGAGGCTTGGGCCATGGGTCTTGGGGCAAAGAAGTATGGTCCATTCAACTTTAGACAGAACAAGGTCTGTATGAGCACGTACTTGGCGGCGATCCTGAGGCACGTCTACAGGATCATTGACGGGGAGTTTATTGACCCTGAGTCGGGTCAGCCGCACCTGGGTCACATTAAGGCTGGCTGTGGGATTGTTCTGGACGCGCAGAGGCACGGTACGCTGGTGGATGACCGGGTGATGGGGGGGAAATAATGCACTACTACCCACATCACATCGGGGACTACTACCTGGACACCGGGCACCTTGAACCCATGGAGGATCTTTGCTATCGCAGACTCCTTGATCTTTACTACTCAACCGAGCGTCCAATTTCCACGGAAACCCAGCGGGTTGCCAGCAGGTTACGTCTGGGTTATGAGATTGTCGAAACCGTGTTAAAGGAGTTCTTCGAACTACGCGAAGATGGGTGGCATCAGCCGCGTTGTGACGCAGAAATTGCCAAATATAATGCCCTGGCAGACAAGAGTAGAGAGAACGGGAAGCAAGGTGGCAGGCCGAAGAAAACCCAGCGGGTTATTTCTGGGAACCCAGCAGGAACCCAGCAGGATGCCAGCGGGTTAGCAACCAGAACCAAGAACCATGAACCAAGAACCAGTCTTTTGCTCGACCTGCTTCCGCCTGATTGTTCTGAAGTTCGGAGGAACATTTTCACGGAATGGCTTCAGTATAAGACCGAACGAAAAGAGACGTACATGCCCACTGGGTTCCGAACACTCATCAAGAAGTTCTCCAACCTCTCAGATGAAGAATTTGAGAAAGTAGTTGAAAACAGTATGGCCAGCAACTACGCTGGAATATTCCCAGACAAAACACACCCGTCACAGCCAGAGTTCACCTGGGTTCCAGACGGCATCACACCTCGACCACGACGCTAAACACACATGGCACCCTTCCAAAAGATCACGACAACAGAAGACATGCTTGGTGACATCACCAAGGTCACAATGCCGTTCTCGGACGAGGCCGAGATGGGCATCCTGTCCTGCATCATCCAAGATCCTCGCCACTGCCTTGACGAAACCCGCACCGCAATCTCCCCAGACGCCTTCTACCACCAGAAGAACCGGCATGTTTACGAGGCTATCCTGACCCTCACCGACACAGGCAAGCCGGTGGACATTGTGACGCTTACCACTGAGCTTCGCGCTCAAGGTCTACTGGAAAAGGTTGGCGGCGGTGCTCAGATTTCAGAGATTTACACCTTCATTCCGGTTTCGGCTCACTTCCCGTTCTACCTAGCAATCCTCAAGGAGAAGCATTGTTCGCGTCAGGCCGTACGTATCGGCGCAGAGATCATCCAGATGGCTCGTGATTCGCACGAGGACGCGGCTACGGTAGTGGCTGAGACTGACAGGCTGGCAATGCAAATTCACACGGATCATGATTCAGGTCAAATTGATACCATGGGTAGTCTGGTGGCGGAAGCGTTTGAGTATATCGAAACTCAGATGAAGAATCCGGGTGGGATTCCCGGACTGACGACCGGGATTGCTCAGCTTGATGACAGAACTGGCGGAATCGTTCCAGGAGAGGCTTGGATCATGGCTGGTGGAACCAGCGACGGTAAGGCGCAGCCTTTAGATGCGAAGATTTTAACACCGAATGGATTTGTTTTCATGGGTGAAATTAAGGTTGGGGACTTTGTGATTGGAGTTAATGGGTGTCCGGTTGAGGTACTGTCTGTTTATCCACAGGGAATTAAGGAGGTGTTTAGGGTTCTAACGAACGATGGATACTCGACAGAATGCTGTGATGAGCATTTATGGTTAACGAGCACATGGAAAAATAGGTGTAAAAAAACCTCAGAACAAGTGAGGCCTCTTTCAGAAATACGAAAGACACTGTTTGCATCTGGAAGAACCAGGCTTAATCACCAGCTACCGGATCTTGCTCCAGTACAGTTCAATTCAAACAAAACACTACCGATGAATCCATGGCTTCTTGGGGCGCTTCTTGGAGATGGGTGCCTTTGTGCAGGAAATATCAAATTCACAAATCAAGATCAAGACATTGTTGAGCGAGTTAGGAAATGTATTCCAGATTGTGATATAATGACGTGTGATCCCAATAGGCCTATAGAATTTAGGGTGAAGAGAAAGCAAAGAAATAACCAGCAGTCTGAAACAAAATCTATCATAGAATCTCTTGGGCTTCTCGGAACGGATAGTTCCACCAAGTTCATTCCCAATGAATACAAGTTAGCCTCAGTTGAGGATCGTATTGAAATTTTGCGAGGACTCTTCGATACAGATGGAAGCGTAATGAAGGGAATGTCAGTTGATTATAGTACCTGCTCAAATAAACTTGCAGATGATGTGGTTTGGATCGTCCAGTCACTTGGGGGAAGCGCCAGAATCAGGGAGAAGTGGCCTACCTGCATGTATAAAGGTGTAAAAGTCACTGGGCAGCTATCGTATAGAATCGTCGCCAAGTTCCCCAAACACATAATCCCGGTATGGACTGTGAAAAAGAGAAAAAGGTGGACCGGAAGAACTCGCGGTGGTCACAGATTCATTGAATCTGTCACTCCTATTGGACAAAAAGAGTGTCAGTGCATAAAGGTCACTGGAGGGCTCTACGTGACCGACGGGTTCATTGTGACCCACAATACCGCTTTGGCGATGCAGGTGGCCCTGGAAATGGCCCTAGCGGGAGCGCCAGGAGCCTACTACCTCTGCGAAAGTTTGAAAGTGAAGTGGACCATCCGACTTTTGGCTTGTTTGAGCCGGGTTCCGATGAAACATATTCTTCGTGGAACACTCACCAGGGAGATGCAGCAACAGGTCGGTGTCGCTGCCATGAAGCTCCAAAAGCTCCCCATCACCCTCAGGCACAAGCCAGGGATTGAGGTAACGAAGATGGTTGCTGACATTCGGATGCTGAAGCGCAAGCTTGGAATCAAGTGGTACGTGGGCGACTACCTTCAGCGCATCAGCAACTCTGGGTGCAAAGGAAATCGTCAGGAGTATATCGCTGAGATTAGCAAGAGGCTCACGGACGTTGGGTCTGAGCTTGGGGTTGGGTCTATAGTTCTGAGCCAGCTTAACCGAGAGGGTCAAGTGCGTGAATCAGATGCCCCCACCCATGATGCCGACGTTGTGATTACATTGTCGGTACCAGAAGAGAAGCAGAACGGGAAAATGGTTAGGAACGAGGCAAAGAGGGTGCTGAGTATTGGGAAAGCTAGGAACGAGGAGCGCGGGCGGACCATAAACCTCATGTTCCAGGGTGAGATCCAAAGATTCACTGCGGTTTAGAAAGATTCCGCTTGCAAAGGAAGAAAGAGTGGCGTATTGAATCGGACACATGAAACTACTTTCAACGGAAATTATCAATTCGATTGAGGACTATAAGCGCAGTCCGTTTAATGAGGACGCCGCGCATTTCCTTGAAGAACACGGTGAAGAGATTATCACCATAATTTCCAAATACGAAGCTATGCAAACCGCATTATTCAAAATCCGAGCGTATTACGGAGATGCGGAGTATGTTCGCCAAATTTCACAGAACGCCACATCCTAATGAACACAACCTCAGACTACACATCACGTCAGCGTCAGCACGACGCTGAATACCAGAGAGAGTATGACCAGTGGCTTGACTCGCTTAGCGAAGAGGAGCTGTCTGAGCTGGAGAAGCATGGGCTGGATCATGCTAGTATCGAGAAGGTGGCGCATAGCGTTGGGAGGGAGAAGGACTTGGGTGAGACTGCGGTGCAGCATAGTCACCGCTCAATCGAATCCGATGCCCCCAAGGACGCTAAGCTCCTTGAGTCCATCCGCCTCATCGTCTCTACGCTAATCTCCGAAGTGAATCTCAAGGTAAGTATCTGCGGACTATGCTTCGCTTGTGGACTTAGCGCCTGTAGCGTCTGGGGTTCACAGGCGAATGCGGCAAAGGCCATTGGTGTATCCAGGCAGCACCTGGGTAAATCAACGAAGTTCTGGCAGCGGACGCTAGACCTTCCTCAGAACCCGTACACCAGCAGCAAGTCGAAGTCAGCGAAGCTGAAGAAGGTCCAGACCGAAAACCACTGGCGTCGTAAAAAGTTCGATGCACCAAAGAAATGTCTTGCAAAGAAGTAGAACTGTGAGATACTGAAAAACACATGAGCACAGAACACGAAAATACCGTTAGCATTGGGCATGGCAACCATCGCATCGAAATCACCGAACATGGTTGCACTATTTTAGGCGACCCATCCGTGGAACAGTGGCGCTCCCACCTTATTTCACTTAAGAAGGTTAAGGAAATCTACCATCAGGCACTTGCCGACTTGGTAAAGTTCGGAACCGAACGGTTTGGCGCAGCAGAGGTTGAAAATACCCTGACCCAGCTCGAATTCAGTCTTGCCGACGGCCATCACGCTCTTGCCATCAGCTCGCTTCCGAATACTATTCGTATTCAGCCAAACCTGAGCACCGAGCATCAGTACGTGCTTGGTAAGGATCTGGCCGGTGACTCCGCGCAGCAGGAACATTGGGGAAAGGTTGCTGAAGAGGCCAATCTTTCACCACAGGATCTTCGTCTGTCGATCTCCCACGGTCGCATTATTCGTGCTCGTGAACGGGTAAATGGGATTGTCTCGTTTGAGTCGGTTGTGGCGCTGTTTAATAGGTCCGCCAGGGCGCTGCAAGGCGTTGTGCTTACTGAGGCCCAAAGGATGAGCATTTACGATCTCCTGAGTCCTATCTTGAACTTCGCTGAGGCACTTAAGGCGGTATGAGCCGTCCAGTATCCATTTGGGAATGGGCCGATACCGGCTCAGTAGACGATCCAATGCCGCCGTTGACTCCTGGTGAGTGGATCAGTATTGGTGTGATCATTGCGATCATCCTGTTGGCTGTTTTTAATTGATTTCAATATCGCATTCGTCTATCGGTAAGGACAGCAGCTTTTCAGGCTGCATAGAGCAGTTCGACTCTGCTATGCGATGCTAGTTTGAAGTATTCAGTATCGTCTAAGCGAGCGGAAAACTCGTAAAGGTAGGACTCCTGGCATGGTCTGGAAATGTTGGTTCGATTCCAACTACTGTTCACTTCTCCAGATCGACGTGACGATAGCCATTACGCCAGAGGAAGGTGCTGAGCATCTTTGCCTCTTTAGTAACCTGCTCCTCTGACCTTAAAAAGTCTAGGTGGTGCATATATTCGTGGCACGTCACCTCAAGCCTCCGAAGCGGGGAGAGCCTTGGGTCTATGAGTATTCGACCGTCTTCGAAACACATGCCGTCGGCTCCTCTAGAGCGGAGTTTTGTGTACTCTATGATTGGGTATTTTGGCTTGCGCGGCATAGCTTTTTCTTTCTGCTCAGTGATTGATTAACGGGTGTTTTTAACGCATCCACGAATGACATTCCTTTACTCATTCTGTATTTCAATGTAACTGGAGATATTGAATATTCTCTACACCAATCAAGGCTTAATTTTGTCGCACCATCAAGTTCATATCGTTTTTGAACGATACTATTTGGTGTGCATACAAGAGGCTTTGTAACAGCATCGCAAACAGACCATCCAGCGCGTATCCTGTCCATTATGTTTTTAGACTTAACACCAAATACAGAAGACCACTCTATTGCAGTAAGAGTTCTTCCAAATGCGCTGAATTTCAGCTGGTTAATTTCCCTCAGATGATCCTTCCTCTCCTGACTTAATCTAAGCAACTTCATCTTTGCTAATTGAGATTCGCCCCACTTTCTTCCGAGTGTTGGTCTTGACACATCAATGGCTATATTATATTCTGGATCAGATTCATTTATTGACAATTGCTCAATTGGCAAACACTCCTCTTGCTGACACACCATGATTATCTCAAATGAGAAGCTTTTTTCTCCGTGCTTTGTCCACGATCTCTGTAGATGCTCGTTGTGATGAATACCCCTCCTTAAAAGAGATTTATGAGTTGCCCACCTTGCCCTAAATGAATATGATGCAGAGCCAATATATGACTTACCGTTCACATTGTTTTTTATTCGGTAAACACCAGTACTATTCAAATAGGGATTAATATACTTTTCCATCTACAACGGAGTGGTTGGATACGTGAAATTCCTTGTCACCAATTGTGTCCACAATAATGAAACCATGAGACCATCGGTTCACGGGCATGAAGCGCGGGAAAAGTCCCGCCAGGCACCCAGAAGAGAAGGTAGATATGGTGCGCCTGTCGCCCGGAACGCCAAGACAAATTGTGTGCTCGGATCGTTGGTGGTGATGTCCGCAGATAGCCGACACACCAAGCTTGTCGCAAAGACCCTTTGCTGGGCTAACCGGGCTTGTAGCACCCCCTTGTAATTCGTGTCCGTGTAAAATTTGTACACCAGAGAGATTGGCAATTTGAGTAGACTCAATTTGAGTGAAACCGAACCTTTCGTATTGTAATACACTCGGCATCGAGAAGTTTGGAACACCAAGAAGAACCGGCGCATTCTGGTTTAGGTATCGCTCGTAACGGGACTCATGGTTGCCAACTTTGGCATATACGTCGCACTTCTTAAACTTGGAACGAAGGTATGCGAAAAATTCAATACAGCCAGAAATCTCACCCTTAAGATCTCTTTCTCGAATGTCAGGACAATATTTTGACAAAGAATGGGCATCCCAGAAATCGCCATTTAGGATGATGCGGGTACATTTGCGCTTTTGTCCATAGGAGATTGCGGCATCAAGAGCCACTGAATCGTGGTACGGAATATGCACGTCACTTAAAATTAGTGTTGTGCTATCACCTAGAAGATCAATCGGGTCGCATCCATCCGGCCTGCTTTTGGGAAGTGAGAGCATCGGGCTTTTCCATCCCTTTGGCCTAGCGTCACGAGCAATCTGTGGGTGCTCAGTGGATTCACCACTCACTCCGCGAATTCTCTGTACTGTCCTGCGGGCATTCTCGACGCTTGGGAACAGGGCGGTTTCACAAGCATGTAGTGCCCGTGCTACGGTTTTGTTGGGAGAGTCACTAAAACGCCTTGAATAATCTAGCGCCACCTGAGTCCGAATCGTTGCCGTTGGCTTTTCCATAGTCCACTAAACTACAGTCAACAATAACAAATGTCAATCTGTTTTACACAGTAAAACTCACATCAACAACATCGTCCGTCTGTAATCCCAACTTGTCCAGAATTACAGGAGAGCAGTCAATAATCCTTCCATCCGTGCTGGTGCCGTTTGGTCCGAAGTCCGCTGGCTTACAGATCACATAGGCACCAGTCTTCGGGTTGGACACTTTTATACCAAGTTTGCGCAGAGCCGACTGTGGAATAGCCACAGGAAGACGTTTACCCACATTCTGATGACCCACAATCGCGTCCTGATTAACCTGAGACTGATTGTACGCCCACCTCATAGCAACGTAAGGAAAGGCCACATTAAGCCTTCTTGCGGTTCCGGTTGTATTTGGTGGCTGCTGGGTCAGGAACATTCCCATTGGAGCATATTCCATGCTGCCATGATCATACAATGCAAGATCTTCAGACGCAGCAACCCCCGTGTCATGTGGACCGCCAAATGTGGAGCACTTTCCTGTAAATGTGTAGATCTGCATAAAATTACTTCCCGCTCACGCCACTATCTTTAGCCATCATCAAGCCAATCGCCGCAAACACTTCAGGCACAACAACACTCAAATCAATGGGTGTGTGACTCAAATAATCACTCAGAACCTTAACCAGAACCGCAACAAGCCCACCGCTACCAAGCAACGACGTTTTCCACGACGTTCCAAGCGTATGTCCCTTAATTGCCATAACAAACGACACAAGATCCTTGGCAAGTGCTAATTCCTGCATCAGGCTCAGCTTCTGAACTGCTGATACAATTTCCTTACCCGTAACCTGATCAACTGGAATTGCCTTCCGAATCTCGGTTGGCGGTTCTGCCTGATGTTCAATAAACGAACTAAGTTCTTGGCTTCCTGGTAGTGGCATATAATTAAGGGATTGGGATGAATCTGAGCGCTGCACTCAAAACCGTAGCTACACCCGTAATTACGGTCTGTAGCGTAGTCTGTTTCGGTGGCGGAGCTTGAAGAATAGTAATCTGAACAGCCTGTGTTTTGGCAGGATCAGAAGGATCTAAACCAACCGCCTGCGCCTTGATCTACTTGGTAGAAGTTCCCTTGGCGGCGTCATAGGCAACAACAGCCTTGGTGGCGATGTCTACCCAGTCATTGACTGTGGCGGGAGAGGCGGGAGCAGCCTGGGCGGCGTTGTACTGGTTAACAGCGCTCATTGCGATGACCACAAAGTCAGCGGGAGTCACTTTTCGAACCTTGGCGATGGCCTCGTATTGGGTGGCAACGTTCAAGGCAATTCCGGCATCAGCCACAAGGGTCTTGTTCTGTGCCAGGGAGGTAATACCATTGCCAAGCGAAGTCACGCCAGCCTTAAACTGGGTACAAGAAGCGGTGGACAGAATTAGAACGGCGAACAGGGCGGTCAGTGTGTTTTTCATAGTGAAACACGAACCTCTGTCAACCTTAATGGTGGGCAGCTTCAAGGATCGGCTTGATTGCCGCAGCAAGTAGCTCGTGCTCCTTCTGAAGCTCAAAGATCTTGTTGATGACCCAAACAACGAACATGATGAACGATGCCGTCATGGGAGCAAGGATCACAAGGAACGCCTTGAACGCAAGTGACCACATACCCTCAAGGGTAAGGATGTGGTCTCCGTTTTTGTCGGTGATGGCCATGGTGGTTGATAATTACAGGTAGTCGTTCGCGCTGATTTCAAGAGTGGCGGAATCGGATACCTGGCCGCCATAGACATCGAAGGCGCGCATACTGATCTGTTGATCCGTGGGGTTCGACAAAACCAGCGTAGCCACGCTGGCGTCTTTAAGGGTTTGGTTGGTGGACTGCCTGGCACTCACATCCTTCAGCGCCACCAGACCGGCCGCAGACACGGCGGCAACCCCGGCGTTACCCTGGAGTTGCTGATGGATCGACACCAGCGCGGCAGTCGCCGTGTCGTTACCGATTTGCGCCGGGCTCTCGCCCTTCACAGCGGCGGCCACGGCAACGGCGGTGAGGGCATCGGACTGCTCGGCATCGAGCGTGATGGGGGGCAGGATGAGTTTGAAAATGGTGTTCATGGCTTGGTTAGGATTAGGATTGCTCAACAATGGCGGCGCAATTGGCGACGGTGCCGAACCCCGGTGCACCGGTGTATCTCAGCACGAGCGACTCACCAGCGTCGTTGCCGGCAAGCCAGATAGCCGCTGAGGCGTCAATGGGCTGGAGCACGCCTGCGCCGGTGAGCGTGGCGAGGTCAATATAAGTTCCCGTGAATTTCAGCGACAACGAGACCGGGCACGCTGGGAAGCCTGCGCCCGGATTGGACAGCCAGGCCCCCACCATCTTGATCTTCTTGCCGGCGACAGCCGCCACGAGTTCGACTTCAGGTACTCCCCCGTGTTCCGGCACGTCGTCAACGCCCGCCGTGGTACCGCCGCCGCTGTAAGTGGGAGTGCCAATGACAGAGGCGCACGACAGGATGAGTGACACGTTTGCGCCAGCTGCCGACGTAGCAAAAGCGAGGGTAGATACGGAGTCGTCAGTTGCAGAGCCAGGGAATGCCGCGCTGCTGAGGGCGGACAGGAAGGCGGCATTGGCTGAGGTCACGTCGGAATACGCAATCACGATGGAACCGCCGATGAGCTGGCCGCTGTTGTTAAACTCGAAGACCTGGTCAAACGTCCCCGATCCCCCGACAGTCACCGCCACATGGATGGAATAACCGTCAGTCGGGGTGATGGTGGAGTTATAAGAGACGTTCCCCGAGGCTCCGCTCGCCGGCACATCCGCAACGGTATGGCCTGTGACCGGGTTGTAGGCGCGCACCAAGGTGCTGCCACCGCCGCCGCTGATGCCAGTGAGCTGCGAGCCATCCAATGCCGGCAGCTTGCCAGCGCCATCGAGCTGCACAACCTTGTTCGCCGTGGTGCCGACATCGAGCGCAGCCGCAGTGCCGAAGGAACGAGCCGCGACATAGAGCGTGTCGAAGTAGGTCTTCAACGTCGCCTTTATGTTGACCCAAGTCACCTTCTTCAGCACATTGGATGCCGCGCTGTCGATCACACCCACCTCATCAGCATCTACCGGAGTGGTCTTTGCTGTAGCCGCATGGATATTCGCTCCAGTATAAACCTCCGCGAAGTTAGCATTGATCGCGTTACGAGCATTCAGCCCGCTCTCGCCGTTGGTAAGTGAAGATTGAGCCATAAATTAAGAGTCTTTCCAGGTGTCAGTGTCGATCCAAGATCCAGAGTCACGCCATGCTCCAAGTCCGAGAATCCAGCCGTCGTCCCCGCCTGCAACGCGGCGCTTACTGATAGAGAAGACGCTAAGTAGAAGTCCAAGCATGATGGTTTAGAGCTTGTATGCGCGAACTGCGCCTGAACTCATTGTGAAGGCGGTGATACCCTTGGCGTTGTAGAACTTGGTACCAGCGGGCCATGCGGTTCCGGTGAGAGCATCTCCAGTTGCGCCAACCTCGGTGAAAACAGCGAAGGTTGCATCGGCAAGAACGTCGATCAGATAGAAGTTCCCGGTGACTTCGGTTGTCCCGGTTTCGTTAACAACGCCAGATGCGGCAAAGGAAAGGTCAAAAGCGTCAGCCATAGTGACCGAAATGAAATGTCAACAAAACATTATTCCGAATAATAGCCAAGTTGACATCTGCAAATCGCAAACCCCAATAATCAACATTTTTCTATATGGCCGACATTTCCATCACCGCAGCCAACGTCGCAATCTCCGCGAATACTGATACTCAGGCGAAGCAGGCCGTAGCCGGTGCCACTATTACTGCGGGCCAGCCAATTTACCTGGACCCAACTTCCACCCCAGCCGGTCTGGCGACCCCAGCAAAGACCCTTACCGCCGTCACTTCGGCTGTGGTTGGTATTTCGCTGAATGGTGCTTCTTCGGGGCAGCCTGTTGACTACGTCGTCCAAGATCAAGCCTTTGTTCCCGGTGGCACACTGGTTGCCGGTAAGGTCGTAATGCTCAGCGCTTCTACCGCTGGTGGTTTTATCACCCAGACCCCTACTGATTGGGATGTTACGGGTCAATTCGGTTGCATCCTTGGGATTGCCACGAGCACCACGACCATGAAGTTCAGGGCGAATGCGATCCAGCGTTCTGGTGTTGCTCACGGTTAATTTTATGCGGGGACGGTCTAATCCACCGGATTCGCTCCCTTTCAATTGCGGGGTCGTCTAGTGGCCCAGGACACGAGCCTCATAAGCTTGCATTCACAGGTTCGAATCCTGTCTCCGCTACTAATTCGTAGATATACGATCACTCATGGCCTCATTCGCTTGGCTCCAAATTTACAGATCGTATACAGGCGACCAGCTAAACGCTGAAATCGCCATGCTGACGAAACAGATTACCGATGCCAACGGAATAACCTCGGCAGGATCTGGGTCCAAGACATACGCCAGGGATCTTGCACACCTCGAAGGACGACTAGCAGCCGCCTGCCAGATTCAGATTGAAAAAGGTCAATCTGGCTGTCCTAAAATGCGTGGTGGATGGGGCGTGGGAAATTTCACAAATTTCCGTGGCTAATGCAGTTGACCCACATTAACGCATCATGGCTACAGCTACCGAAAAACCAGGACCAAAAGTAAACTTTCTTGAGCGTGCCATTGGTGCCGTTGCCCCATCGTGGGCTCTTGGTCGGGCCAAGGCCAATCAGGAGCTGATCAAGTATTTCAATTATGACGGTGCCAACCCCGGCACTGCTCGCGGCAATTCTGGTGGTCTATATCGTAACGCCTCGCCTGAAACGGCGGCAATGACCCGCGACCGAATCAATTTAATTTGGGAGGCGAGGGACATGGAGCGAAACTTCCCAATCGTCGCCGGTCTCCTAGACCGAATCGCCCAATACGCCTGCCACCGACTTGAATACAAGGCAATGACCGGCGACCCAAAGACCAACGTAGAATACGAGCGCTATTTCCACGACTGGTGCTCCCGTGCAGACATATCTGGACGCCTTCGTCTCAAAAACCTCTGCCAGCTCGCAGTCCGATCCTACTTCCGTGATGGAGATATGGGGTTCATCATGACGAAGCGCAACAACGAGCTTCGTCTTCAGCCCATCGAAGCTGACCGTATCGGAAACCCGCTCCACAAGGTTCCGTCCGAACGTGAAATGGGTGGCGTAATCATTGGAAACGATGGTCAGCCTCTTGAATATGAGATTTGGAATCGCTCAAATACTAATCAGTATTCCAAGGATCACAACGAGAGTGCCGATAATTTCATCCACTTCTGGAGGCCAATTCGTTTTGATCAATATCGCGGCGTTTCTCCTCTTGCTCCTGTCATTCCTCATTGTCGAGACGCTTACGAGCTTATTGCCTTGGAGAAAGCTGCTTGCAAGCTTCAATCGTCTTATACGGTGTTTAAGCACCTCAAAGACCCTAATTCCAACTCGGCTCAGGCGGCGTGGGATCAAAAACCCACAATAAACTCACCTGCAAACACGGAAATCGTAGGCGGTAAGATCCAGACCGTGACCGATGCGGAGGATATTACCTTTGCTCCCGCCCAGACTCGTCCAAGCGGAGCGTTCATGCAGTTCCACGAGACTATTGTACGGCTCATCGCTCTTGGCGTTAACTTCCCGTTCGGATTCTGTTGGAACATGGGTGACTTTGGCGGAACAAGCTCACGCATCGAACTCAAGCAGGCAGAACGCCGAATTCAGGACATTCAGCAAATGCTTGTTGAGATCATCCTAAACCGTGTACGCGATCAAGTCATCAGCATGGGAATCGCAAACAAAGCAATCCCAGCTCATGCCAAATGGCGCGAAGGTAGGTTCACATTCGGCGCTTGGCTTACCGCTGACGTTGGATACCAGACCAACGCTGACTTGCAGCTTATCCAGCTCGGATTGAAGTCCAAGCATCAGTGGGGTCAGGAAAACGACAACGACTTCGAAACCGTTCAGGACGAGCTGTATTCAGAAATCGAGTACCAGCGCAACCTCTCAGCAGAGAAGATGATTCCTATGGAACTCCTTCCAGGAGGCAACCCAATGGCCACAGCGCTGCTCTCAGCGGCAGAACAGAGTCGTGAGTCACTTGCTACGCTCGAAGCCCAACAGCAGCAGATGAACGCGCCTCCACCGCCTCCTCCTGGCCTCATCGGGTCAGTAGGCGACAAGGGCGTTAAGACTTTACTTGACTTGAACCAGCAGGTCGCTGATGGTGTTCTTCCGCGCCAGGCGGCGGTTCAGCAGGTGATGGCTATTTTTGGAACGACCGAGCAACAGGCTGAGGTTCTGGTTCCGCCAGCACCAAGCAAGAAAGATTTGAAATCAAAGTCGGTTGACGCGAAAGATTAAAGACTATGGAGCTTCCTAAAATTCCCTTCGGTGATGCAAAGCGTGCGCTGAAGCACATGCTGAAGAAGAGTGGCGCGAAGATTAAACGCCAGGGCCTGGGGTCTGCTCCGGTTTATGTTACTCACGAAAAAGACCCCGCGATTAAAGCGGCTCAAGACGCAATGGGACTGAAAGGAAATCATGTTTACATCGGTCGCGGGGAAGATCGTCTTCCTGGTGGTAAGCCAATTTTCCACAGCAAGGTGGTAGCTGCACTTCACGAAACCGGACACTCACTAGATCCAAGGATTTCAGAACGCGGGACAGCCATTACGCATGGGCATCAAGGCACCGGTCACCTGTCCCCAAGCGAACAGGAGCATTTGAATATCGTCACTGAAAAAACAGCAAACAAGAATGCTCTTGGGGCACTAAAGGAAACCGGAGCAAAGGAGGGCGTCCAAAAGGCGTGGAAGAAAAACGCCAATCACCAGATGAAGGAGGGGTATCGAAAGCCATTGATTTCACGTCGATGGATGGCTGGTAAACTCCAGGCTGAGAAAGATGCCGGAAGAGAGCCATGGAACATGCGACCGGTTAAACCTAAATACTCGGAGATCAAAAAAGTTCTCCAAGAATCACCACATCTCCGCAAGAAAAACGTTGACCTATCGCGTATTCAAAACCTGATCGAATTCATGGACGGACCACCTTCAATGCCAGAAATGCAGGGTAAATCGAAACTGAAGAAGCGCTTGCGGCGTAAGCTCCGTGAATTCGGCATGATCAGCGAAGTCGCGGGTCAGATGGCCACGCTTCCGCTTGAGAATAGCGTTGCTAAGAAGCTGAAGCCGATTATTAAGAAGGGTCTTTCTAAGCTTCCTGAGAAGTGGAAACCTTCTGAAGCATGGTCTGAGCGCATTGGAGACACGGCTTCGTACCTTCCTGGTACTGTGGCTGGCGCGGCTATTGGTGAGGTACTTGGAAAGAAGAAGATGGATAAGCCAAAGGAGTTTTCTATTGGAAGCCTAATTAACGACGCCAATAGGCCAAGAAGCGATACAGACAGGCGACTTAAGGGTATTGGTGCTTACGGAAGCAACGCTGTAACCGGAGGTTTTACTGGCGCGGTGATTGCCGGGGCGCGGGCTGCTAAAAAGGGCGTTAACATTCATGATCCTAAAGCAATTGGTCCTCACTTCAACAGGGGTGCCGCCATTGGGGCTGGTGCCGGTCTGGCATATCGCGCTATCGCGCATAAAAAGATCAACAAGCTCTACAAGGAAGACAAAAACATCAAGGCAGCAGCCTTACAGGTTCCGTTAATGACTGCCGCTGGCGCTGGTGCGCTCGGTGTTGGTGGTGCTATTGCTGCCACGGCAGCGGCTGGGCACCTGTACCGCTCACCCAAAACAATTGCCAAGGCCGCTGGTAAATCTAAGATTGGACGCAAGTTCAAAGCAGCACTGCTAAACCGTGAGCGTCACGCAAACCCGACCCGTCGTACCAAGGTCGTACCACACGGTAAAATCATCGACGCTAACACGGGTAAGCCAAATCTTGAGATCGCTGACAAGAGCACTCATAACCTACTGTCGGCTAAATACCCGGCGTTGACCCTATTCGCTGAAGAAATGAACGAACAGAAGAAACGCAAGAACTGGCAGACGGCAAAGGACGCAACCAAGGTTGGCGCTGGAGTTGCTGGTATCGCTGGCATTGGACTGCTCACGCACAAGGGCAGTAAGGCTATCTCTGGTCTCGCCAAGCGCGGTCGCGCTGGATTGCGTGTTGCGGCAAGGAAGGCGTCTCAAACATCCGACTCCGTAAACAAGCTTGTAAATGAGCACGGCAAGGGAATTGCCACGTCAGCGCAAGAGGCTCTTGATAATATCAAGAACGCTACCGCCATGACTGGGGATATGGGGCGTATTTACGTTAAGGCCAAGGAGAATGTCACTGGGCATATTCCAAAGGCCGCTAAAGAGGGGTTCCATGAGGGCGTTCAGAGCAATAGGCCACACCTGGGTCGTCGCATCGCTAATGGACTCGGATTCCGTGTTCGCAAGGAAGAGCTAAAGGCCAAGATCCGCGAGATCTTCTTCAACTACCGAGACGAAGAATACGAACAACCCAAGCGCATCCTGACCGAAAAGGACCACGCTGAAATCGCAGCGGATCGAAAGCATGTTCGCAACCTTGTTCTTGGCGGTCTGGCTACAGCTGGCGTTGGGGCTTATGCTGTGAGTGGGAATCCGTTGCTGAAGTCGGCGAGGAGTCATATTGGTAGCCTTCTCAAGGAGCACGCGCCTGATATTGGTCATTCCAAGACGGCTCGGAAATGGTTCCCACACTGGGAGGCTACACAGGCTAAGGCTGCTGAAAAGGTTGGTTCTACCGAAGTGCAGAAGCAGGAACTGGTTAAAACCCACAAGAAGGTTGGTGAGTATTTGAAGGAGGAGGTTGAAAACCCGTTAAAGGCTATTCATAAAAAGAAGCCAAAGGGTCCAATTCACGAGGCTTCAGCAAAACTGAAGCTCATCAACTTTGGCAAGGAAGACCAGCTCGTAGATACCCATAACGTCTATTCCAAGCCGCTCGACGTAGCCACTGGAAAGTCCACGGGCCATGTCCGTGACTACGATGATAAGGGTAGGGCAACCGGAAGCCTGTCAAAGATCTCACGCGAAGAAGCCATTGGTCATCATCAGGTGATCAAAGGTGTCTATCGCAAGGCTGAACAGGTACAAAAGCATGGTGGACGGGCCCTGAACCTAATCCGTGACGCTGCTGACGTTGTTCGTGGCGAACCACGCGCCAAAGACCCGTGGGGCCGGAAGCGCAAGCGTGAATGGGAAAAGAGCTGGTTCAAGAATGCTGCTGGTGCCACGGTTGGTACAGTCGGCGCTCTTGCGCTAATCAAGAAGTTCCCAAAACAGTCTGAAAAGGTTGTTGATAAACTGAGCCACGCAAGCGATTTGTGGCACGGAACCAGCCGTCGTCGCCCACCGGAAGGAATGGTCGCAACTTCAGCTATTCTGGATTCTGTAAAGCACTTTGATTCAACCCTGAATGAGTTGGATTACACCGCCCCAGATTGGGATCTGCGCCATCAGCATCGTAAATCAGTGCGTGTCTATGCCCCGGAAGCGCACCCTCGTGAGCGTCGCGAGAAGAAGTGGCACGAGAAGATTGGTAATGAGCGCAAGATGTGGGCCGGTGGTGTATTAGCCGCTGGCGCGGTTGGTGCCGCAATTAATCACGGCGCATCTAAGGCAAAGTTTGCCAACAGATTGAAAAACGCAATAGCAAAATCAGCAGAACGTCACTCTGCTGATCTTGAGAAACACGCCCATTGGCAAGAGGCTGAAATTCATAATACTGTACACGACGTTCTTCACAACTCAAGGCTTCCATCTCATTACAAAGAGCAGTTTCACTCAGAACTTGTGAATAGCGGAATTCATGACAGATCTGAAATTGGTGCCGATAGGGAGAATGGGTCAAGGCTTATGCCCAGGATCAGAACCGAAACCCAGCCAGAACTTGATCTGAAGAATGGACACAAGAAGAAAGAATAACCCGTTGACAATCGAAAAACAAAGAAAATGAATACACTCGCTAAACTTGCAGAATTTGAAGCAAAGCTCGATACCGTGCTTTTTGACTCCCAGGAAGATGAATCACATCCGGTTAAAAACGTCCTAAAGGCTGGCGCTGCCGTTGGTGTTGGTTATGGTGCTTATAAGGGTGGTAAGGCTGCTAAAAATGCACTCACCAATCGCTATGGCGTGACTGACGACATGGGTAATGTATCGGCCACTGGCGATATGATCAAGAAGGGTATCAAAAAGGATGTTGGAGACACAGCAGGTAGAGTGAAAGCGATCCCTGGTAAATTTGGTGATGCGTTTAAGTCGGCTCGTGCTGGCGCTTCCGAAGGTCTTGGACTCGACGTTCTTCCGGCATTGAAATCAGCCGCTAAGCGCAGCGTTGAGCGATTCTCTGAAAAAGATCTCGCCAAGCGCATTATCGAACTCGATACCCTCACTGACAAGATCATTGAACTTCGCGTAGCCCGCCAGTAATCATGCCACGCTACATCCACGTAAACGATGATCAGGTTCGTGAGAACGGACTTGGTGAAAGGATTCTTCGTAAAGGAGTAATCATTGGCGGAACCGTGGGCGGCGTGTCTAAAATCGGTGGCGTAAAGGGCGCGGTAATCGGAGCTGGAGCGGGACTGGCTGCTTCGCATATGATCAAAAAGATCCAGGACCGCAGGGCGATTCGAGACGGTAATGTTTACGATAGGGATATTGAGCCAAATCAACTTGAAGCTATGAGACCTGGAATTTTGAAGGAGTTTGCGATTGATTTGGGCACTACGCCTGAGCCATATAAGCCATGTCCAATGCCGGTTTGTGATGAAGCGCCCAAAAGGTACTTTCCATCACTCTACATCGACAATAGCGGAGAGGATCTGAAGAAGATTCCAAACTCAGGTAAGGCCGTGATTACGTACAAGGTCAAGTCAAGGTCCAGTAATTGGAATGGTGAAAAGGAGACTCATGGCATGAATATCGAGATCCACAGTATTGCGCCGAAGCTGAAGGAGCTGGAGGCAGTTCTGGATGAGAGGTTGTTCGACTCAGCCGGTGCTCGCCCACGTACACCAGCAGGAACCTTTGAGTCCCAGGCGCAGAACGGTCTTCCTGATCCACTGTCGATCAAGAGGGCATACCAGACCGGGAGAGAGGATCAGTCTAGGGGGAATCTTGGACGTGGTATTATCGCTGCGGGTTTGGTGGGCGCTGCTGGATTGGCCGGACATAAGCTAGGCAAGGTTGCTGGCGTTGTGGACAAGAAGGCTTACGGTCAGGCAATGGGTCGAAAAGGGTACAAGGCGGCTCAGAACAGGGCTACGGTTGAGCGCGAGGGTCTTGGTAGCATGATCAAGCGTCAGGCTGACGAGATTGGTGTAAGGAAGAGCGTCGAGAGCGATCACCTGAAGGAAATTCGAGACCTCATGAAGAGGAAGAAATAATTAAATGAATATACTGAATAAAAAGCTGGTTGAGTTGAATGCGCTTTGCGATGAGGCGTTGGTTGAGTTTTCTGATGAAAAGAAATCTTTGGTAAAAAAGATGGATGATTTTGAATCATCTCATCCTAAAACAAGAAACGCCGCCCTCCTGGCTGCTGGTGCCTATCAGGGTCATATTGCGACAAAACATTGGAAAACCATCAAAGAGGATGCAGCTTACGCTGCCGATAAGATTAAGAATGGATTTAAGTCTGGACACACCAAAGTCAAGGCTCATCTTCCAGATCTGAGCAAGGTTCACTTCCGTAAGTAAACAACTACCCAAAACACTCGACAACCCAAACTGAGGAATCGGTTTGGGTTTCTTTGTTGACAATTCAAAACAACGATAATCATGGCATCTCGCAAGAACAACGATCAAGAATTCCTTTTCGAATCCCATAATCTTGGGCTTGAGAACATTGATGCAGTGAACGGAATTATCCGTGGCGTTTCGGTGATCACATCCGGCGTAACTGCCCGTGGTCACAATCTCCAGGTGGACATGAAGTGCCTGGAGCAGATGTGTGAGCTAGGCCAGAAGATGGGTAAGGTTCCGGTGAAGACGAATCATCGGACAGGGTTGGACGCCGTGAACGGATACCTAACGAATTTCGCTATCAAGGACAATAAGCTTAAGGCTGACTGGCACCTGCTGAAGAGTCACAAAGAGTTCCAACACTTGATTGAAATGAGTGAGGTCATGGCCTCTAGTTTCGGCCTTAGTGCCGCATTTCTGGGTCGCTCAGTGGACGGCAAGAACCGCGAGATCTTCGATGAAGAAATCTCCCCAGGAAAGAATGTTCAGTACGTCCAGGATAATGGAAAGAAAGTAGTGCTTGGTCTTTCCGATAAGAGGTTTGCACGATGCTCTGAGTTAGTGTCGGTCGATGCAGTTGCTATGGCTGCTGCGAATCCAGATGGACTATTCGAATCCAAAGTTGACAATCGAAAAATAAACAATCATCAATCTATGAGCGATACTAACAAGACCACCGAAGAACAACTTGCCGATCTGACGAAGCTTTTCGCTGCTCAGGCCGTTCAGGCTGAAACCCAGTCTGAAGCCATTAACCAGCTTTCTGCTACTCTTAACCAGCTTATCGAGTTCGCTACCAGCGAGGACGAAGAAGATGAAGACGAGGGCGACGATGAGGAAGAAGAAGACGAACCTAAGCATAAGAAGGGCAAGGAAAAGGGTAAGGATGGCGAAAATGAATATGCAGCCACCATTGAAGGTGCCATGCAGTATCTCGAAGCCAAGGTTCAGACCCAGCTTCAGAATGAGCAGGATGCCCAGCTTTCCCACGCCTTCGAAGTGATCGAAGAAAAGGTGGTTGCTCTTACCGAGTTCAACGCCACCCTTCAGGCCGAAAACGAAGCTCTCCGCACCGCCTATAATAAGGCCAACGGTCAGTCTGCTATTCCTGGCCGCGAAAGCGCAGTACGACTTTTCTCGGCAAACGCTGAGTGCGATGAGTGGGAAGCCAAGGTTCATGAATTTGAAGCCGCTGGTGCCAAGAAGACCGAAGCCATTTCTAAGGCTATCGCCTTTGATGATGGCACCCTGTACCTGAAGCACCTTGAGCGTGCCGGTGCTGTGCGTAAGTAATCCAACCAAAACAAACTTCAAACAAAATGAATCAACATAACAATATTTCGCTCACGCTGGCTACTAGCGTAGTCGCTCCCGCTTACAGCCGCCTCAAGGTGGTTACTGGCGGTCTCGTGGATCTCGCTGCTGCCGCTGATGGTACGCTGTGGATTGGTACCAACCTTCAGGACGCTGACCAGACTGTGGTTGGCCGTGACACTGTCGCCATTCAGGGCAAGTTCACTGGTATTCATTACGCCATCAATGGTGCTGCCACGGCGATTGCCGCTGGTGATGCCATCCAGGCTGCTGATTCTGGCAAGGTCGCCAAATACAGCGCTGGTACTAAGATTGGTATCGCGCTTAGCCCATCGACTGCGGTTGGTGATGTGTTCAAAGTCATTTACCAGTATTAATTCGAGATCAAACCGAACCAAACCAAACTTCACTCTTTATAATCTATGTACGCAAATGCAGCTTCGGTCTCTCGGCCTGAAATCTCCGCTTTCCTTGAGGAAGCCCAGGGGATTGAAAAACTCCTGATCGGCACCAAGGTCTTGCCGGTCTATACCTCCACCGCTCGCGCTGGTCGTTATCCTAAACTTCGTATCCAGCTCGGCGAACTGCTGAAGACTGGCGGCGATAAGCGTGCTCCTGATGGTACGTATTCGGAAGTCTCTCGTTCCTGGGAATGGGATACGTTCGACTGCCAGGAATGGGGTCTTACGGAACGTATTGACGACGCTCTGCGTGAGGAAATGAAGAATTTCTTCGACCTGGAAGTCACCACTTCGAAGGCTGTTATGCGTCAGCTCATGCTGGCTCACGAACTGCGGGTTTCCACGCTGGTTATGAGTTCCGGTAACTCTGGCTTCACCGCCACGAATCCTACCGCTGACTACACCGAAGCCAACCTTGCTACGATTAACTTCGCCAAGGATGTCACCGATGCTCTGGCTCGTCTGGAAGCAAAGGGTGTTGTCCCGAATACGCTGGTCCTCAGCCGTGACTTGTTCAACCGTGTGCGCCGAACCACGAAGCTGCAAAGCTGGGTGTTTGGTAATGCCCTGGTGAACAGTGGTAACGCTGACATTACGGAAAAGATGCTGGGTGATCGCTTCGGGATCAGTCAGGTTCTGGTCTGTGGTGCCAAGTATGACTCCGCGATCAAGGGTCAAGCTCCTGTTCTGACGAATCTGTGGGCTAATACCACGATCCTCCTGGCTGATGTCAAGGGTGGTGACTTTAATGCCGGTGGCTTTGGCCGGGCGATTACCTGGGGCGCTGATGTTCCTGGTGGTCTGTTCGCTACTGAGAGCTACCGTGTTGAAGAACGCCGTGGTGATATTATCCGGGTTCGTATGAACAATGCGAATAAGATTATCGACCCGACTGCTGGTGAGCTGATTACGACCAATTACGCGTAAGCGTGAGGGTGGAATGAATTGAGGAAAGGCCGGTTTAAAAGACCGGCTTTTTCATGTGCGGTTGACATGGTGTGAGAATCGTTCGTTGTTGGTGTCGTGTGTGGGCCGAGTTCAGACCTGTAATCTGAACTCGGCTTTTTGTTGACTGGGAGGGAGGTGGATATGTCTCTTTTTGATGATGCCTGGAGCGGCGCTGTAGCCGAGAGCTTGAGTACTGCTGGACAGCCGATTGTGCTGAACGGCTTTGACACGGTTGCTAATGTGAGTACGGTTACGAGCACAACCAGGAGGGTTAGCGGTTTGCGTGTCGTGGACAACTCTACCATCATTCATGTGTCGCGGGATGCTTTTGAACAGAGTGGTTGCGCTAAAGGGAGTATTGCCGTGATTGGTGGTAGGAGAGCTAGGGTTATGAGTTGTTCGGATTTGGGTGGGGCTGGGTGGGAGTTGGCGGCGGAGTCGGTGGAGAATAGCAAAGGAATTCCAGGAGCACGATAATGAGCACACCTATCAGCAACGCATTGGAAGCTGGATTTGCCAGCACTCTACAGGGTCTTCTGGGAGGGTACACC